ATCTTGGATTTAAAAGAATAGATTCACCGGATCCTGTGTGGTTTGAAGAAAATGGATATGACTATTTTATTGTTGAAAAAGAATTAGGACCTAATGGTATTTTATATTGGAATCCTCAAGATCATAAAATAGAAATGTGTTTACTAAATGATGACCACGTTGTAATAGAACGTAAAATAATTTGTAGTTATGCAGAATTAGAAAGTCTAATAGCATTAGGTAAATATTATAATAAGTAAATATGAAAGTAGAATTAATATTAAATGGATCGATTAAAATATTATTGACTCCAGAAACAGAAACAGAAAAATTAATATTAACTGATATATCTAAATATCCTTTAGATGCTCAAAAAATTAATAAACATACTCAAGTATTAGATAGAGTTGTTCAAGAAGGTTTAGTTATAACTACAAAATCTGAAAACAATGGCTCATAATTTTATATATAAAGTAGTAAAAAAAGAAGATAAATTAATATTTACTACTAATACTGAGCAAACTCTTTATAAAAAATTCATAGAAGAGCTGCCAGATAAAACTTTATGTACTATGTACATTGAAGCGGAAGGTAAAAAAGCTAGTATACCACAATATGCTAAAGTTCATAAATGTATTAGAGTTTTAGCTAATGATCTAGGATATACTTTTGATGAAATGAAACTTTTAATTAAAGATAGAGCTGGATTATCTGTTGAAAGAAAAATAGATGATAAAATATATCATGAATGGAAGTCTTTTGCAGATTGTTCTGTAGAAGATTTAAATTTAGCAATTCAAGCTTGTATTCAAATTGGAGATGAAGTTGGATCTAATCTTCGTTAGACTCTTCAGGAAGTTCAACTTCTACTTCTTCAACCATTTTGTTATCAATAAAAGAATGTTCTAAACTTTTAATTAAAAGTAATAAAGTTTCTAAAGAAAATGCATTATATAAATCTTCTTGATTTTTAATATCATCAAGTTTTTCTTCTTTTATATATGCCATAAGTTCAATAGTTTTTTTATGACCAATAAGTTTTACAAACTGATGATATAAACCTTGTAATCTTAATAAAAAAGCTCCACTTATTTCAATAGAAATTATTTGATCATTTTTTACACCTTTTAATTTAACTGTATTACTCATAAATAAATAATTAATTATGTTTGATAAAACAATATATAAAAAAGATTCTAAAGGTAAAGTGCGTCTGTTAAGAATATATAATGAAGATGCAACTTTACATCAGGAATCTGGAATTTTAAATGGAAATTTAACCACACATTCTAAAGTATGTGTAGGTAAAAATATAGGTAAAAGTAATGAAACTACACCTATTGAACAAGCAATTTTAGAAGCAAAAAGTAAAGTCAAAGACAAATTGACTCAAGGGTATTCAGAAAGTTTAGAAGAGCTTAATGAAAATTCTAAAAACGTCATTTTACCAATGCTTGCTAAATCATATAAAGATCATAGTAAAAAAATAATTTGGACGAATCCTGTATATATTCAACCAAAACTAGATGGTATGAGATGTTTAGCTGTATTAGAAGATGGTAAAGTTAATTTGATTTCACGTCAAGGTAAAACTATTGAGAATGTAGATCATATTAAAAATGCTTTAGCTACTCAAGCTATGATTAGAACTGGTCAAAATAGATTAGTATTAGATGGTGAGTTATATAATCATGGTATGTCATTTCAAGAAAACATGAAGCTTATCAAAAAATATAGACCTGGTGAAACAGAAAAAATATCTTTTCATTTATATGACTTAATATCAAAAGAATCTTATTTATCTAGATATGCTTATTTAAAATTATTAAAAGATAGAGTTAGTAATCCTGCAATTGAATTAATTAAAACTTATAAGATTTACAATGAAGATGAATTAAATCTTAAACATGAAAAGTTTATAAGTTTAGGATATGAAGGATCAATAATTAGATATGGTAATACAGGATATCAAATGAATAAACGTAGCGCATTTTTATTAAAGCATAAAGACTTTATAGATGAAGCTTGTAGTATTATTGATGTTATTCCTTCAGAAGCTAGGCCTGATCAAGGTGTTTTAGTATGTACATTAAATGGAAAAACTTTTAAAGCTAATTTAAAATTTTCTCATGATGAACGTGCTGAAATATTAAGTAATAAATCTAAATATATTGAAAAAGTTGCAGAAATTAGATTTTTTGAATATACTGATGATGGTATACCAAGATTCCCAGTTTGTGTAGGTTTTAGATTAGATAAATAAACAAATATGTCAAAATCTCATGATAAATTTATTACAATTTGTATAAAATTTAAAGATCCTAAAAATTTAAAATATGTACTTAGTGAAATTCCTCATCAAGTACAATATGGATATAAATTTTATAGAGTTCAAATAAATGACGTTTTAATTGAATGGAGTTTAGATTCTTTAAACGAGCAAGATTATGAGGAAAAGATTATAGACAATAAAATTCATCACATATATAAATCAAAAATGTAATATGAAAGAAATGTTTAATATTCTGATTAGGCATAATTTAACACCTAATCAATTCTATTATCTATGGTCAATAAAAGAAAATGTAACTGCTCCAAAAATTAATACTTCTCAAGAACATAGAATATTAAAAAGACAAGGTTGGATTGACGACAATAATAAACTTACTGATAAAAGTTTTCAAATATTGAAAAATATTGAAGGATTTTTTAAAGCAAGAATTAAAAAAACATCTGATCAAATTCTAGGTAATAACTATGATGCAATGCTTGAAAAATACAATAATTTATTTCCTAAACGTAGATTACCTAGTGGTAAATCAGCTAGATCTGCCAAAGGTAATTTAGAGCCGGCTTTTAGATGGTTTTTTCAAAATTATAATTATGATTGGGAAACTATATTTAAAGCTACAGCAATGTATTTAGATGAGCGAGAATTAGCTAATTGGAATTTTACACAAAATTCTCAATATTTTGTTCGTAAACAAAATACAGATAAAACATGGGCATCTTCTTTAGCAGATTTTTGTATGCAAATTGAAGATGGTCTTGATACTGACAATAAAAATCATTTTAGTGAAAAAGTTTTTTAATGAAAGATTTTTACTTGCAATAGTCTCTAGTTTATTAGGATATTTCTTAATAAAACTAATATTACCAAATATTCATTTTATTGAATATTTTGCAATAGAATTTATATTGATAAATATTAATAAATTATATATATTTGCATGTAACAAACCAAATTAATTTTTACCCTTTTTAATGGCTTGGAAATCACAAAAAACAGCCTATGAAGAATCACTGTCTTATTTAAAAGGTCGCAAATTAGGCAGGATAACTAGTTTAAAAACTCCGTGGCAAAAACTTAACAGTGCTACTGTTAATGGATTTGAATGGCATTCAATGAATGTTATTGGCGGTAGACCTGGTACAGGTAAAACTTTATTAAAAGATCTAATTGTAAATGGTGCATTTAAATTAAATGCAGGTGAAAATTTTAGAGTACTAGAATTTTCATTAGAAATGCTAGGTAAAAATACTGCTATACGTAGTTATTCAGCTCACTTAAAAAGATCTTATAAATATTTATGTAGTGCAGAAGGCACATTATCAGATGAAGATTTTAATTCTTGTGTAGAATATGCAAGAAATGCAATTAAAAATCCAATTGATATTGTAGAATCTGCACCTACAGTAAATTATTTACAAGAAATTATAGAAAATTACATGGAGCAACATGCTTCATTAGAAACAACAAACACATCTAAAGCAACAAAAAAATATACCAATACAATAATCACTATTGATCATTCAATATTAATTAAATGTGAGTCAAGACAATCACGTAATGATATGTTATTTGATCTTGGTGAAACATTAACAAGTTTAAAAAGAAAATATCCAATAATATTTATAATACTTAGTCAATTAAATCGAAACATAGATCAACCAGAAAGAAATGAAGATGGTAAATATGGCAATTATGTATTAGAATCTGATATATTTGGTGCTGATGCTTTACTGCAACATGCAGATACAGTAATTGGTTTAAATAGACCTGGCAAACAAAAAATTAGATTTTATGGCCCAGATCGTTATATCATTGAAAGTGATAGAATATTAGTAATGCATTTTCTTAAATGTAGATATGGCGAAGGCGGTTTAGCTTTCTTTGAAGCTGCATATGAACATATGTCAATTAATGAAATTGCAACGCCTCCTCAACAAGAATCACGTAGTAAATTATAATAAGTAAATATATGACAGAAACAAAAAAAAAGTTAACACCTAAAGAGCGGAAAGAAATGACTGCAACTTTAAGAATTCATCAACAACCTATCTTTGATAATCTAGGTATTAGTGATGCTATTTATATTCCTAAAATGGCACACTATGTTAGTGGATTAGATGGTTTAAATATGGGATTCTTTGAAAGTGAGTTAGATCATGGACAAGATGTTTATACAGAAAAAGTTAGTTCTTCTATGGAATCAGAAGATCCTGATAGAGTATTGTATAAAATACCATATAATCCGCATTTTAAAGATGAATATGAAACATCTGAACCACTTTCTAATGGAAATGTAAGGTATTTTATACCTGTAGATGAAATGATTGTAGTAGATACTAATATGACAATTAATGAAAATGAATTTAATTTTATGGATCCTGATCAAGATAGAGCAATGGATCAATTGTCTATAAGAGATCTTGCTGCAATTTTATGGAAAAGACCGGTAAGTCAAAAACCGTGGTTAAACAATTTAATTAAAAAAGAATTTAATAAGAATGGCAACTAGTATTTTAATTATTGGAGAATCTGGATCAGGAAAATCTACTGCTGGTAGAAACTTAGATCCAAAAGAAACATTTTGGATAAATGTAGCTAACAAACCATTACCTTTTAAAGGTTGGAAAGGAAAATATCCTTTATTTGATAGCAAAAATAAAGAAGGTCATATCTCAAGTGTAGATAAACCTCATCAAATTTTAAATGTCTTGCAATATATTAATGACAGCCGTGAAGACATTAAAAATATTATTATTGATGATTGGCAATATATGTCTGCATTTGAATTCTTTGATCGTGCTGATGAAAGAGGTTATGATAAATTCACAGATATTGGTAAATGGCTAACCGCTGTTGCAAAAAAACCAATTGAAATGCGTGATGATATTAAAATATTCTTTTTAACACATGCAGAAGAAGCATATGATCAAACAGGTAAACGCAAAACAAAAGCAAAAACTATTGGAAAAATGGTTGATGAAAAACTAACCTTAGAAGGTTTGTTTTCTATTGTTTTATTTGCCAAAGTAAAGCGTACAGATGATGGAACATTAAATTATGTTTTTGAAACTGTAAACAACGGAAACAATACATGTAAAACACCAATGGGTATGTTTGAAAAAGAAACAATACCTAATGATTTAAATTTAGTTAAAGAAGCAATTGAAAATTACGAAAATTAAAAATTATGATTAACACAACTAACATTGAAACAAACTCAGGAAACGGAAATGAAAACTTTATTAGTCCAGTTTTAAAACCAGGAAATCAAGTAATTAAAATTAATTATCTTAAATATGAAAAATTTGAATTTCAAGATGATGCTCATAATCTTATGTTATATTGTGAGGGTCCAAAACTTGAAAATGGTTTTGAAGGTTGGATGATTGATAAAAACCGTCCAGAACTAGGAAAAGCTTCTGGTCAAGTAGGTAGAGTAAGAGCAACTAAATGGCCTTTAATTAATGGTTTAGATAGTAGTGGTATAAATCATAATAAAGATGCTGAAATCTTAAGTTTAATTAAACATTTATGTGATGCTACGGGATCAGAAAAATGGTTAATTAGTCAAAATGAAAAACATGAAACTGTATTAGAATTACTAAATGCATTTATTAATGATGAACCATTTAAAGATAAATGGTTAAGAGCATGTTTAGCTACTAAAAAATACTATAATAAAGATGGTTATCTAAATGATGATCTTTATCTACCTGGATTTGTATCTAGTAAAAAAACCAATAATTTATTATATACTCCATTAGAATTACAAGAAACTTCTGATGAAAATAGTAAAATAATTGAGTTTGATACTAAATATCATGAATATATTCCTAAAAAGAAACAAGAAAAAGAAATAGATTCTTTTCAAGCTGGACAAGGTAATGCTGATGATCTATTAAATGTAGATTTAGGTTAATTACAATTATTTGAATATATTAAGGGTCCTAATTAATTTTAGGGCCCTTATTTATTCCAATTAATATGATTAAGACTGACTTTTATTTAGAAGATATATCACCTCTATGGATATTTGAATATTATTGCCAATTACCAGAAAAGTTACACGGTCAAGATGTCAGAATCAAATCTAAATTTAACCCAGAAGAACAAAACAACTCAATGTTTATTTTCTATAAAGATGATAGATATTTATTTAAAGACTTTTCTACCGGTAATGGCGGTGATGCTGTAACATTAGTTATGAATTTATTCAAGCTAAGTTATTTAAACGCATTAGCAAAAATTAAATCTGATTATAAGAAATACCAAATTAATAATACTTATGAAGAAGAAAAGATAAAACCTGAATCAAAATTTCAAATTACAACATTTGAAAAAAGAAAATGGAATGTTTTAGATCAAAAATATTGGACACAGTTTAATATTGGATCTGAACTATTAGAAGAATATAATGTATATCCCTTAAAATCATTTGTATTTAGTAAGAACGTTGATAACAAAATAATAGATATTAAAAACGAAGCAAACTATACATATGGTTACTTTAAATCAGATGGTACATTAGGCAAGATTTATAAACCACATTCTAAATCTTTAAAGTTTATAAATGTAAATTCTTTTATACAAGGTGCTGATCAATTAAATTATGAAAAAGATAATTTAATAATATGCGCATCAATGAAAGATGGTTTAACATTAGTAAGCTTAGGTTTAAATGTAGAATTTATTGCACCTAGTAGTGAAAATACAACTATTCCAAGAAATTTCTTATCTGCATTATCATTAAAATATAAATATATGTATACTTTATTTGATAATGACAATGCTGGTTATATTGCAGCGCAAAAGTATATTGAACGTTATAATATACCAGGATTATGCCTCAATCTTTCTAAAGATATAGCTGATTCTATTGTAGATCATGGACCCAAGACTGTAAAAAATCAATTAAAAATTATAATACCAACATTATGAAAATACTATCATTAGATATTGCATCAACAACAGGCTGGTGTTTAGAAAAAGATATTTATGGTACTTGGGACTTTAAAACAAGAAGAGATGAATCAATGGGAATGAAACTTATTAGATTTAGAGCTAAATTAAGAGAGATTCATCAGCTGGAAAATATAGATGTTATGATCTATGAAAGACCAGCAGGAAGACACGCATCTTCTGTCATACATCAATCAAAACTTATTGCAGTAATGGAAGAGTTTTGTGAAGAAAACAGTATAGATTATAGATCTTATTCTGCTACTGAAATCAAAAAATTTGCAACAGGTAAAGGTAATGCTGGTAAACCAGCTATGATCCAAGCAGCAAAATTTACTTATGGTTATACTGGAAATGATGATAATGAAGCAGATGCTATTCATATGTGGCATTTATTTAAAAAAGAAATGAATTTATAATGAGTAAAAAAGAAACTATTAAAATTGATTATGAAAATTATAAAAATGTAAGAGAATTATTAAAATCAAAAGATAAAAAATCTGTAGCAATGGGATTTATGATTTTAGAAAATGCAGATTTTAAAAAATCTTTACCTTTTATCTTAATGATGTTGCGTGATATTTATGAAACAAGTTTTACAAAAGAAACTTTTGTACAAAATGAATTAAATAAATATGCACCTAAATTATTAAAAACTTTATTAAGTTACTTTAAGAGTACTAATATAGATTCTGTAACTAAAATTTCTTATAATTTTATTAACAGTGTTGTATTAAATAGAAATTCTAAAGAAGAATTAGAATTTTTTTACAACGTAATGGGTGAAAAATTTTCATCTATTTTAAAAACATATGGTTTTGACTATATGGATCAATTTGAGATTAAAATAACCCCTAAAACAAATGGATAGAAAACAATCATTAGCAAGAACTACTAAAGAGTTAATGCTAAAAGAACCATTTTATGGTTTCTTTTTAATTAGTATGAACAAACAGTGGTCAGACAAAATTAGTACAGCAGGAGTTAGTAAACAAGGTATTAATACTCAACTTACTATAAATCCTACATTCTGGGAAAATTTATCAGCAGAATACAAATTAGGTATTTTAAAACATGAATTATTACATATTGCATTTCAACATTTAGTTTTAAGAGATAAATACACAGATAAAAAGCTATTTAATATTGCTGCAGATCTAGAAATCAATCAATATATTGATCGTCAATATTTACCTGGTGGTAACTATCCTAATAAAGAAATGTATCAAGCTGATGTAAAAATTTATATGGATAATGTAAAATCTAAATTTGATTCTGGACAAATTGATGAAGATCAAGCAAGACAAGAATATGCAAAAGTTCCATCAAGAGCTTTATTCTTAGAAGACTTTCATGAACTGAATTTAGATAAAAAAGCTGGTACAAATTACTATTACAAAAAACTAAAAGAATCTATGGATTGTAATGGTAATAGCACTTGTGAAGCTTTAAATCAAGCAATGAATGCTCAAGGTAATAGTAATGCTCAAGGTAACGAAACTGGAGAACCTCATTGGTCACATGAAAACTGGAAAGATTTTGATGATTTGAGTGAAGCTGAAAAGAAAATGGTTCAAAAGCAAATTGAATATCAATTAAAAGAAGCTGTTGCTCAAACTAAAAGCCGTGGAACAATTCCAGGAGCATTGAAAAATCTAATTGATGCATTATTTGAAGAAGAGCCACCTAAATTTGATTGGAAATCTTATTTAAGAAGATTTACAGGTGGATCTATTAAAATCTTTACAAAGAAAACTAGACGTAAATTAAGTCGCCGTTATCCGGGAAATCCAGGTTTGAGAATAAAACCTAAAAATCATGTATTAGTTGCAATAGATACATCAGGATCTGTTAGTAATGATGAACTTACAGAATTTTTTCATGAAATACATCACATGTATAAAACAGGATCTGATATAACTGTGATTCAATGTGATACACAGATTAGTTCTATTGTAGAATACAAAAAACCAGATGATGGTAAAATTCAAATTACAGGACGTGGTGGTACTAGCTTTCAACCTGTAATTGATTATTATAATGAACATCATAGAAAATTTTCAAGTCTTGTATATTTTACAGATGGTGAAGCTCCCTCTCCATCTAAACCGCGTGGTAAAACCCTATGGGTATTAAGCACAACATCACATGAATGTGATCATTTACCAGGAGCAACAATAAAATTAGAATTATAATTAACCTAAATTAAATTAATTTAAAAATGAGTAATCAAGTATCTCTAAACATTAAAGAAGTAAAAGGATTTCTAAACCACATTATTGTAAATAATAGACATTTACAAAATGCTGGTAAAAATTTAGTTTCAACTGAAGTAGTTGGTGAATCTGGTATTGGTAAGACATCAACTGTTTTACAACTTGCTGATGAATTAGGTCTAAACTTTGTAAAATTAAATTTAGCACAAATCGAAGAATTGGGTGATCTTATTGGATTTCCTATTCGTCAGTTTCAAATGGCTAAACAAAATGAAGAAGGAAAGTGGATTACTTCATGGGCAGATGAACATCTTTTAGATTCTTATAAAGAAAAAGGATACAAAGCTACAGGTAAATCACAAATGTCCTATTGTCCACCAGAATGGATTGCAGGAAAAACCGGCGGTGGTATTTTATTATTAGATGACTGGAACCGTGCAGACATTAGATTTATTCAAGCAGTTATGGAATTAGTAGACAGACAAGAATATATTTCTTGGAAACTACCACAAGATTGGCATATTATCTTAACATCAAATCCTGATAATGGAGATTATATGGTTCAATCTATTGACTCAGCTCAAAGAACTAGATTTATTACAGTAAATCTAAAATTTGATGTAGATGTTTGGGCTAAATGGGCTGAAACAGAAGGTATTGACGGTAGATGTATTAATTTCTTATTAATGCACCCTGAACTAGTAACACAAGAAACTAATGCTCGTAGTATTACTACATTCTTTAATGCAATTAGCTCTTTTGAAAACTTTAGTGAAAAGCTACCTATGATCCAAATGATCGGTGAAGGTTCTGTAGGACCTGAATTTGCATCAATGTTTACACAATTTATTCATAATAAACTGGATCAACTTATTAGTCCTAAAGACATGTTGTTAAAATCTGATACAGATCAAATGTTGCAACAAGTTAAAGGAACAATTGGAATTGGTGATAATTATCGTGCAGATATTGCAAGTGTATTATCTACACGTTTAGCAAACTTTGCAGTAGTATATTCTCAAAAGAATACTATTGATCAAAAGATTATTGATCGTTTGATTAAATATACAACAGAAGATCTGTTTGCAAATGATCTTAAGTATATGATTGCCAGAGATATTGTAAATGGTAACAAACAAAAATTCCAAAAAATGATGATGAATCCAGAAGTTGTTAAAATGGTAACTCAATAATTCATGGAAAAATTATTTGAATTTAATGAATCAAATATTACAAAGCTCTCTTTTGATAGAGAGCTTTGTTCTTATTTGTACTATAGTGAAACTACTGGTACAAATCTTGGAAAAATATTTTTAGTATCTAAAGATGTATTTCTTAAAGTATCTAAAATCTTAAAAGGTACTGAAGACTATGATATAAAACCTAAAGACCGGGTTTATATTATGCCTGGTAACAGTATGCCTCTAAATAGATTGAAAACTTATATTAAATCTAAAAAAGCATATGTTACAACAGAAATAGAAAAAGCAACTGTATTTTTAAGTGGCGGTAAAATAATAAATGATATAAATGATCAGAATTATCAAAATTCACTTAACTGCTTATTATTAAAATTGCATGAAATAGGCGGAATGTTATATAAAAATCGTCCTGATGATTTTGAAAATTTTTATGAAAATTCATTAAGTGGAATGCTTATAAATAGAGATTTGCAGACTATAAAAGAAGATTATAATGAAAAAGATATTTCTATTTATTTATCTAAAAGGTCAATAATAGAAAAATTTGGTTGGAATGCATATATTAATGATTCTGAATCAGATTATGCTATGTATCCAATTGCATTAGATATTCTATACTATGCTTTAAGTAGAAAAATTCCTATTATTTCTCAAGAATATCTTGATGACAATGCTCACTCAAAATTAGATCTTTCTATTGAAGAAAACTATCAAAATATTAATATGATGTTAGATTCAAATGATCGAGATAATAGAGAAATGGGAAGAGAATTATTATATCATTCTAATTTTCAAGATGCACATCTTAATTTATATAGATTAGCACAAGATCATTATGATGTAATTCAAAGTAGTCGATCTAAAAACTGTAAATATTTTTTAGATGCTAGTAATCTATATGACTTAGCTTGTAGAGATGTTTGTACTTTTATAAGCGATTTATATCATGCAGAAAAATTGAATAAAGAAACACTAAATAAACTTTTAAATAATCTTTTTGAATATGCAAATCAATACGGAAGAGAAGATAGTGAAGTTGAATTAGTTTTTGAACCAATTGATGATTATGAAAATGGTATATCAGGTCTTAAATTAAAAGAAGAATATTTAAATATATTAAAAGAAAATAATAATGAAAAAGAGAATAGTAATCAAAGAGTTGATTCAAAATGTAAAATATGAAGAATGTTATACTGGTGATGATCTTTATAATAATCAATTTGATAATTTAATAGATTTTTCAAAAATTAAAGACAAAGATTTTAACTATACTTCTGGTACAAAAAAATCTAAAATTTATATTTATCCAAGTACACAAATTTCAAGAACTAAAATTAGAGACTGGTGTAGTAAAAATAATGCAGCAATTACTAGAAAAGTTAATGATGCAGATTATAGATTTATTGATTCTAAAGGAATTAATAGTTTATATAGTACAAGACATATGTATATAGTTGAAAAAAATGATTTAATTGATTTTATTGATCAAGAGCGTCAAATATTTAAAAACATTCCTGATATTTTACAATTAAAAGATTTTATATCTAAACATCCTGAAAATGAAATTTTACTAGATATTTGGAAAGAATATTTGGATAGAAATCTATTATTTAGTAGTAATAATAGTCATATACTTAGTAAAGGTTATAAAGGTCCTCAAAAGTTATTAGCAAAGAAAGGAAACGGAGCTCAATATATAAGTATTATTTCATCAAAACATCCAGAATTAGTACAAGTAGATGATAATGAATTAGATATCTCTAATCTATATAATGTAGAAAAGCTTATATCCCTTCAAAGTTCTGATGCACCTACTTTAACTAAAGAATCCAAAGAGCAAATTGAAGCAATGTTTAATTCTAGTAATACAGAAGATCGAGAACTTGCTTTAGAAATGCTTTGTAACTTTAATTACAATGAAAATCTTTACTACTTTTTAGAATTACTTCAAAAGTATGCAGGAATAATTCGCTATTTAAAAGGTAAATCTCATGTCAATTATAAAACACTTTTAAAATATCTTAATATATCTGATCCAGGTTATTTATCAAGACATAAAAATCTTGAAATATTAATGGATAAAGAAGCATTAAAAACTGAACATATTAAAGATTTAGCAGATAATGTTTTTAGAGAAATTAATAATGGACTTAGTATGAATTGGGTTGATGGTGGTAGAACATTTAATATTAAAGGATTAGAAATTAAACCTGAAAGTAAGTTAGCAAAATACATAAGTGATGGAAAACACAAATGATGAATTATTAGATGAATTTTATAATCAAGATTTCTTTTTTAGTTACTCTTCATTAAACAAACTTTTATATGCGCCAATTACATTTTATAATTGGTATATATTACAAGAACGCGAAGACAAGTTAGAAAGTTATCTTATGGAAGGTAAAATAATTCATTGTTTATTATTAGATAAAAAATCTTTTGATAAACAATTTATTATAATGCCTGGATCTGTTCCAACAGCCACTAGTTTTAAAGTAGTAAACGCTATTTATAAACTTTGGAAAAATACTGTAGAAAAAGATCTAAATAAAACACTTAAAAATTACAGTAGTGAAATTTTACAATGGTTGGTAGATGATAATACTTATCAAAAGCTATCAGATGATACCAAAAGATTAGATAAAATTCTTACAACTGAAAATGAAACATATTTTCAATTTCTTTTATCATCAGAAAATAAAGATGTAATTGATCAACAAACCCTTGATAGATGCAATGAAGTAGTAGAACTTCTAAAACAAAACACAAAAATTAAAGAGTTGATCAAATACAACAGAAAATCTGATGAATTTACTGAGATTTACAATGAAAAAATGCTCAAAGTAAAAATTCAAGACTGGAAATTTGGAATTAAAGGAATTATTGATAATTTTGTTATTGACCACCTCTCAGAAACTATTTACATTAATGATCTTAAGACCACCTCAAAAACACTTCATGACTTTGAAGATAGTGTAGATTATTATAAGTATTGGTTACAAGTCGGAATTTATAAAAAATTAGTAAAAGCTTTTGCAAAAAGTAAAAGTTATGAAAATTACAAAATTAAATTTCATTTTATTGTAATCGATAAGTATAACCAAATCTATGCTTTTCCAGTAAGTGATAATACATTATCTGACTGGAGCATTAAAACAGGTGAAGTATTAGAAGAAGCTAAGTATCATTATGAGAATAAACAATATGACTTACCTAAAACATTTGCTTTAGATCAGATAGAACTTTAATTCTATATGGCCATAAAAAAACAAGTGAAAGATTTGTATGATGGATACTTTCAAAAGTCCAGAGTCTTTTTGTATTCTAGTTTAGGAATTAAAAAGACTAGTATTGCTCCCCTTCAAACTTATGTATCTTGGGAAGATAAAATACAATTAAATGATCAAAAGTTAATTACATGTTTTCATTTACGTGATGATTCAGAATTTGTAAATTTTGAAGAAAATGTAATTTTTAAAAATCAATATTTTGATTCAATGGAAATTATTGAAAATAATAAAATACTTTATATTTTTGATTTATCTACTGAATCAAAAAATTGGGATCATTTTATAAATGGTAGATACTCACAATTAGATAATTTTCATAAGAATGCAATACGTAAGTTTTATGGATCTGATAGCATTAATTATGCTTATATAGATACTTACTTACATCCTGAGAACTATTATGATTTATATGCTAAATTTTTATGTCCAGATCAACAAGATATTCCTAATATGATTAAAATTCTTAAAAGTGTAACTGAATTATGCGATAAACCTAATTTAGGATTAGAACATTTAAAAAGTATAAATGTTTTGGATCTTAAAAAGGTTTAACTATTTTTGTTGAAAACAATATTATTATGCCAACAAAAAAATTAATTGAACCAAGTATGATTTTAATATCATCAAATTGGGGTCCTACAGAAAGTTTTAAAATGATTCCGGCATCTAAAGAATGTCCTTATGTAGAATGTATTTATAATCCAACAGGTAAAGTATTAGCTGTAATTGGTACTATTAGTAAAGAAGCTTTTCACACAGTACCAAGACTAAATGAAGATGGAGATCCGCAAAAACGCAAATTTCCAACTGAACAACAACCTCATAAAACTCAAAGAATTATGCAGGAAACATTTAGTGAATATTACATTTTTGGAAAAGATGAAGTAGAAGCATTTATTAAAATGTTTGCTATTAATGCAGAAAGTTTTGATTATTCAAAATATACTGACATGAAAACTATGGATTCACCAAACGCAAGTGGAATTGAAACACCACCACTTATTATTGAACCATAATTTAACTAACCAGATATCTAAAGGAGAGTGATTTATATTGCTCTCCTTTTTTTGGCTAAAAATTAATGTATGAAACAACATTGGGTAATGGACTATGAAACAATGAAAGATTGTTTTGTAGCTGTATTTGAAAATTATAACACTGCAGAACAACATATTTTTGTTGTATCAAAAATCGCAAATAACTATCTTGGTTTTAATGATTTTATTGAATTCCTAAATAAGAATATTGAAAACCAAGAAAGACACATTTCTTACAATGGTTTAGGATTTGATGCCCAAGTTACAGAATCTATTCTTGAAAATGCTTTTAACTGGTCCGGATATTCAAATGAAAAAATTGCCGCAAAGATATATGAAATAGCTCAAACTGTTATATCACTATCTAATGCTGGAGAATTTTTACCATTTTATGAAGGTAAAATGCGCATTCCACAACTTGATGTATTTAAATTAAATCACTGGGATAATGCTGCAAAAAGATCAAGCTTAAAATGGATTCAATTTATGATTGATTGGCATAATCTTGAAGATATGCCTATGGAACACTATGAAGAAGTTAATACAATAGAAGAATTAGATATGATTGTAAACTATTGTATTAATGATGTTAAATCAACTAAACAAATATTACGTTTATGTAAAGATCAAATTGCTCTAAGAAAACAATTAACAGATACATATAATCTTAATTTGATGAGTGCATCTGAACCTAAAATTTCAAAAGAACTATTCTTATATTATCTTACTCAAGATGGTAAACATAGAAAGAATGACATTAAGTATTCTAAAACAAAGCGTAATGAAATTATAGTTAAAGATCTTATTCTACCTTATATAGAATTTGAACATCCTGAATTTGTAAAACTGCATAATAAGTTTAAAGATTTAATTATTGATCCTGAATATACAAAAGGAGCTTTTAAAGAATCTATAAATTATAATGGAGTTATTACAGATTTTGGTTTAGGTGGTTTACACGGTGCTAGACAAAGTGGAGTTTATGAATCTGATGAAGAAATGATTATTGTTTCTTCTGATGTAGTAAGTTTCTATCCTAATATGGCAATTAGAAATGAATGGGCGCCAGCTCATTTACCTAAAACAAAATTTTGTAATCAGTATGAATGGTTTTTTAATGAAAGAAAAAAGATTCCTAAATCAAATCCTATTAATTATGTATTTAAGATTATACTAAATAGTACATACGGTTTATCTAATGATAAGTATTCATATTTCTATGATCCACAGATGACAATGCAAATTACAGTGAATGGCCAATTAAGTCTAATGTTATTGTATGAAATGATTGTACAAAATATTCCAGGGTCAATTCCACTAATGCAGAATACTGATGGTTTAGAAACTATGATTCCTCGTAAGTATAAAGATCAATATTTTAAAATATGTAAGCAATGGGAAGAAAAAACAAAATTAAAATTAGAACATGATTATTATCAAAAATTAATTATTGCAGATGTAAATACATATATAGCAGTACATGATTATAAAGAAATCGATGATAAAGATTATTGGAAAATTAAAAATGAAAATCCACATTACTTATATAAACAAGAAAATGGAAAATCATATTATGCACCAACTAAATGCAAAGGTCGGTTTGCTTGGGAATCATTTACTAAATATGATGTATCAACATTACATAAGAATAAAAGTTCATTAATAGTTTCTAAAGCTATTTATAACTTTTTTGTACATAATATTAGTCCTGAAAAAACTTTAGCAGAAAATAGAAATATATATGACTATTGTAATGCTGTACGTATAAAAGGAACATGGAAATTTACTAAAGTTTTTGTTGAAAATAGTGAATACAAAGAAGAAGATCTTTCTAAAACAGTAAGATATTATATAAGTAAGAAGGGTTGTAAAATCCTTAAAAAGCATAAATCAGATGGTCGAATTACACAAGTAGAAGCCGGCAAATGGTTATGTACTTTATTTAATAAATATGAAAAGAAAGATTGGAAAGACTATAATATCGATGAAACTTATTATTTAAAAGCTATCTACAAAGAGATAGATAATATAGCTCAAAGTAGATTTAAACAACTTTATTTATTTTAATATGCCAAAGAAAATTATCAATACAACAGAAAATGATCTTAGAAATGTAACACTTCCATCACATGGTGGAAAATATGGAGTTATCTCACATGGTTACATAATGGATAAGGTCGAAGAAGAATTACAAAAGAAAGGTCTATCTATAAAAGATCAATCATTTAGAGCTACTCATAATGGTGAAGTAGCTCAAGGTGTTTATTATCTGAATTATGGAAATGATTCAGAAATCTCATTAATGTTTGCATGGGGTAACTCATATGATAAAACACAAAGATTTAAATGCGCAGTAGGTGCCTATGTATTTGTTTGCGGAAATGGAATGCTAGTAGGTGACATGTGTAATTATGGTCGTAAACATTTAGGCACAGCTAAAGATGATGTTACTGAAACTATAGAACAACAAATTGCTTCAGTACAATCATATTTTAATAAGCTTGTATCTGATAAAGATACAATGAAAAATATTGTACTAACTGATACTGAGATTCATGATCTTATAGGTAGACTTTATCTTAAAGATGAAGTTATTACAGTAACACAATTAGTTAATCTAAAAGATGAATTAGAAGATCCATCTTATAACTATGGTGTTGCTTATAATACATTGTGGCATGTATATAATTGTGTGACACATGTATTAAAAGAATCACATCCTCGTACTTGGTTGGAAGATCAAAAAGAACTTCACGCAATTATTAAATCCATGTTCTTCCCTAAGACTCCATTTGTTAATCCTAATCAGTTAGATCTAGCAGTAGAAGCTGAAAAAGCTGAAGCAGTTATGGAAAATGATGAACCGGAACTTACTGAAGAAGAAAAAGAAGAAAGACGTTTGATGATGGAAGCTTATCAAGATGACATTGCAAATGGCGAGTATCCATATGTTGATGAAGATGGAACAGAAATTATAGATGAAATTCCTGCAACAAATGCTGATGTAACAACAACTGAAGACAATGATCTTAGTGAACTAACTAGTAACACAGAATCAGATATTCTTGTTTTAGATGATTTTGTAGAATTAGATGAACCAGAAGAACTAATCAATGAAATAGAAGAAGATGCTACAGAAGAACCTGCTGAAAGTGGAGAAGAACCTGAGCCTGAACTTGAAACTGATGAGACTGGTCTACTAATTCTATCATCTGATGATGAAGAACCAAATTTAGACTCTGATGTTGTTACAGATGAAGTTATAATTGATGATGAAGAATTGGATGAAACTGATGATGATCTTGAGAAAGAAATAGATGATGCAATTTCTGCAGATCTTGAAATGCAAGAAATTAAAACTGAATCTATAATTCAAGAAAGAGAAAATGAAGACATCTCTTTAGATCAAGAATCTCAAATTACACCAATTCCTAATCTAGATGAACCTGTTCAAATTATGTCTCCTGAAGAAGCAAAGGAAAAGTCAGAAATAGATTTTTCTTTAGATAATAATTCAGAAACAAATGATGAACTGGAGTCGCCATTTGATTTCTGATAATAAGAAAGGGAGAGTTTTTAGCTCTCCCTTTTTTTACCCTTAAAAAAATCAAATGAACCATTTGATGATAATTGTATACATAATGTATATAATCACTATTCAATCAATACAAATATAATAAATAATAATTTAATGCTATATTTTACAATACTTTTTTGGATTTTAAAAATTGCATCTGATGCTGCAATGGATGTAATTACTTTTAAATATAATAGATCTATATTTAGTACATTAAATGAAAATTATTGGAATCATAAAAAAAGTTATAGAAATAAATTTAAAAATAAAATGCCTTTTAAAGGAGCTGCTTATCCTGGATCTAGAACTATTTTTGTGTTTTTAACAGATGGGTTTCATTTATTACAGTTTATATCATACATGTCTGGCGGTTTAGCTTTTATATTTTTAGTAGAATCACAAATTTTAAATAATTGGTTTCACTATTTATTATTACTATTAATAATAAAAGTTAGCTATGACTATTTATTTTATTTATTTAGAAATAGAATTTTTTTGTAATTAAAAGTACATATTTTGCTCTAATATGTGTTTTAAGAAAATAGGGATAGACCATTGTGGTTTATCCCTATTTTTTTTTAATTCTATATTTACCTATTTATTGCACCCCAAAGATCACGAGTTGCTTGTTCTGGATCAAATAATTTATCTGCTTTAAATCCTACAATTTTATATAAAACTCTTTCTCCTTTCCAAGCACCTGCTTGTCTATAAGTTGTATATCCAGAATCTCTTTTATAAAAAGCTTTTTCTGACCCCATTAAACCTCCAGCTGTAAGAGAAACTACATTAGATAAATTTTCTACTGCTTGTGAAGAAATACTTAAATCTTTAAACATTCTTATCCATTCTCTAGGATTTTGAAAAAATCTATTTTCTACATCTGTATTAAGAGCTACTAACAAAGCTTGATTTTGCAACCATCCTCCAAAATTATAATCTTTATTTGCATCGTCAATTGTCCAAGGTCCTGGCATAGCACTACTTCTTTCTCTTATTTTTTTCCATTTATCTGGATCTTCTGGATCCCAATCAATTCCAAAAATAGTAAGCCACATCCATAACCATAGTTTTGCTTTTATAGGATCTGATATAGTTCTTCCTACTGCAAACCAATCTTCTTTAGTTGGTTTATATTGTGGATGTTCTTTAGATATAAGTCTATGAATCATTCTAGAGCTTCTAGCCCAATACCCCATTTCAAATCTTTGCAAAGCAGGATTCCAATGTTCTTCTAAATTCTTAAAATCAAATCTTTTTGTTTTAAAAATTCCAGATTTTTGCATTCTTCGATCAGCATAAAATCTTCTCATTAACATTTTAGGAAAGAATCTACGCATTGAAAAAATAGGCCTTGCTAATACATATTGAGATATTGCGCCTTGTTCTGCAGCTGCATAAGCTCCTTGATTAAAGTTTTGATATTCGTGTATAGCATTCTTAATCCTGTTAAATTCAGAACCTCCTGGTGCATATTTTTTATCTATACCACTTTTAAGTTTAATATCATTTGTTTTAGGATCAATTTCCCAAGCATCAATATAATTAAGTACTTCAACTTGATCTCCTACTTTTCTGTCTACTTTTACAGTATGCATTGCAGCAGAAAAGAATTCCATACTAGCTAAAAGTTCTAACCATTTTCTTTGAGAAGTTGTCCAACTTAATGAATAAATATCTTTAAATATATCTCGCGTTACATTATCAGAAAATTTTTCATTAAATCTACCTTGAGCAAAATCAAATAAATCTGTTAATTGAATATTTATATGATTTGGATCTCTAGTATAAACTTCTTGACTAATCAAACGCATAGTATTTAAAGCCCATGCTTCTCCTGCAAGCGCACCTTTATAAGTAACAAGTCCAGAATTATTAAATAATGCTTCTTGTCTTAATTGAAATTGTGCACCAAAATAGTTTTTAAATCCTGACACAGGATCTAATGAAAAGAATGAATGACTAGCAGATTTTAAAATACTATTTATTAGTTTATCTGTCATGGCCCATCCTTTAGAATCTTTTTTAACTCTTCTTCCCTCCCAATTTATTTCATATAAAGCATTTACAATAGCTTGTCTATTAGACTTACCAAACTTTTTTCTATCATCATCAGTATAACCTAATGCCATTAATTGATTTGTAGTATACTTTTTTCTAAGATCATTTATCTTAGTCTCATCAAAATTATTAATAAGATCTTTTATAGCATCTGCTATAGGACTTGTATCTTTTAAAGCCTTATGTTCTAATATTCCTAATCTAAATTTTAATAGTGATCCAATAATATCCATAGATGTCTCATTAACATCCATTTTATATATACCACCAATTGGAATATTATTTCTTTCAAAGTTTAAATTATGTTCAGCTACTGTAAATTTAAAAGCATTATCATAATTTAAATTATCTTCAAAATCTTCTGGATTGGGTCTAAAATTATCTAAGAAGTTTTCTTTCCATCTATCAAACTTATTAAATAGTCTATTTGATTCTTTTTCTTTAGTTACTGCAATCTCATAATTGCTTGGTCTATATCTAGCTAGCTCATGCATTAATCTTTGCGAAGGTTCATCTATATCTTCTTGCCATTTTAAATTATACTTTTTAATTATTTCTAATAACTCAAAGAATGCTTTGTCTTCTTTATTAGTAGAATTTTTTAACTTATAATAATCTTGATTGATAAACATGTTGTAAGGCATGTCTTCTGTAAACTGATCTGGATCTTTTTGATACTTAGCTTCCATTGCCTCTAAACTTTTAGGCATAAAGAAACCTCTATTATCAATATGCTCTCCAACTTTAAGTTCTATTTCTCCAGTATTTGGATCATATCCAGTCCAAAATTCAGGTTTAACTTCTCTGCGCCAAAATTGTTTTCCAGGTTGACCTATAATAGTAATATCTTTTTCAGAATACTCATCATAAATTTTAGTAGACTCATAATCTTTTGGATCAGAAGGTCTAACTATATTCCATGCGTCAATCCTTGCATACATTCTTTGAGGTGCACTACCTTTTTGATAAACTGTTGTTTCATAATGACTTGATTCAAACCACTCTTTAAACTCTTCATCCATTTCTAAAAACTGATCTATAAATGCTGGATCTAAAAAGTCTTCTTCTTGTACTGATGTCGCAATTTTCTTACCTTCTAAAGTTTGAATTAACACTGGTCTAATTAATCTTTGATACCAGTTTTCTGCAATTTCTGTATAATATTTAGTAGGAAGTCTTTCCTGCATATCATCTAGTTCTTGCAAAGCTTTAAATAACTTGTTCTTTTGTATCTTGCTGATACCAAGTTTATCTGATTTAGTTTTTAAAAAATCATAATCTTCTTGTTCAAATTCAGTTAGCCCCACTAACTTTCCATTAAAATCTCTTTCTTTCTTTTTTCTTCTGCGTAGAATATCCCAATACTCTTGCATTCTTTCCATCTCTTCACCAGTAAGACCCATTAAATTCATTACTGCTGCTTTAGAAGATTCTTTTAATTCATGAAGTCTTTTAATCTCAGCAAGCTGTTCTTCTGTCATATCATCACCTTTAGGGTGACCATCATCATCACGTCTTCCTGTTAAATTTTTATTGATTTCTTTTACTATTAATGCAAGCTCATTAGAAGTTTCAAATTCAGAAGCCAAAGTAGGATCTTCAGCTAAAACATCTGCTCTTTGTTTTGCAAGATCTTCAAATACTTGTTGAATAACCTGTAAGATTCTAGCTCTATCTGTATACCAAGATTCTTTAGGTATCTGTCTTGTATTAAGATCTACCCACATTTGCATTCTTTCATTAAGCTCTTCATAAAACTCTTCAGGTTTTGCTTTTTGATCAAATCCTTCTTCTGTCATTTCTAAAATAACTTTAGATTTTACAGAATTATAAGCTGTTGCAAATGCTCCCGGTATAGGGTTGTATTCGTAATAGTTTTTATTTTTTTCTCTATTTTCTACAAGCACTTCTGCAATGGCCATATTAAGATCATCTTTGTCTCTACCAAAGTCATCTTTAAAACTAAAGAGCTTACTATACTCATTCCATAGCGCATCTATTCTTTCATAGTTTTGATGTGTTTTAAATGGATCTGGTAATGCTGGAGTTAATTGAGCAATCTCATCTAAAATTTCTTGAGTTTTTTCATAAGCCATTAATCCTACATTCTCAATCTTACCATTTACTTCTCTTGTAACATCCATTAACTCTTTCTGAAGATCATAAATCTCATCTACATATTTTCTATTAAAAAATAAAGAAGTTATTTGTTCTTTTTTCTTAATAGCATCTAAATATGCTTTTTCAGTATCTGGATTTTTTGTTGCGTACCAAGCTTCTTTAGCTTTCTTTTCTTCTATTTGAAGTTTAAGTATATAAGCTTTTGCTCCAATATGAGGATTTAATAAAGTTCTTGCTTCATAATCTTCATAATTACCATATTCATTAACATATCCTATATTATCATTAAATAATAATTTATCTGCAAGAGTTTGATAACGTGCACCATTAATTCCTAATTCTTTTAAATAAGGATTTATTTCTTGCATAAATTCATTTTTATCTTTAAGAGCTTGCGAATGAATAGTATTTCGTGCATTTTTTAAAGTTGCAGCTAAAGTTCCTACAATAGGATCTGATTGACCAATAAAGTTTGTAACCCATCTATCAAATATACCATTAACGTCTTCTGTTAAAGCTCCAGCTAATAATAACTTAACCTTATCTGGGTTTACAATTCTACGATCTCTAAGTTGTTTTTCTCTTTTTATTGCTTCTTCATAATACTTTGCATTTTCAGGATTTTCTTTTATCCTTTCTTCATATTCTTTTTTTCTTTTTTCATATTGCTCATTAGCCATTTGATTCATTGGCTCCATAAAATCTGCTACATAATCTCCTACATATTCAGCATTGATCTGCTGTATAACAGATTTCATATCTTTAATATTATTTTGAGCAGTAAATAATATTTGAATAGTAGGATTAGTATTTGATATTGTTTCATTTGCAAATGCAGACTTTAAATCTTCAATAGCTTGATCAATATACTCAGACCAAAACTGTTGAAACTTCTTATACTCCATTACTTTAGTTATAGTAGATGCAGTATCAGGATTTTTAGCCAACAGTTTAAGATGTTTTAATGACTGATCAGTTAACTCACGTAATTGTAATAAAGTATCTAAAAGAGCTTTTGTTTTTGCTCTAAAAATTTCAAGCTCGCTTTTTGTAATCTTACCATCATCTTGTGCTCTTACAAGTTTAGAACTTGTCCAAGGTCTAATACTAATAGCCATTTCATGTAAATAATTTCTATTATGAGGATTAGCCATTGGAGCAATAATTTGTTCATAAAGCTCTGGATCAGATTTTTTTAATGAGTTTAAAAAATTTAATTGTTTTTGTATTGCATTGTAATGTTTATCAATTGATTCTTGCAATTTGATTTTATCATTACGATAAGCTTTTGTAATAGTATCTGCATACTGAGCAAGATCATCACTATAAGCAACAATATCTTCCATGCCTACACTAGTAACCGGAGCATCAAACTTATTTCCTTTTTTTAGCATGAATGCTAATTCTTCTATAGTAGTCTTTGGTGATAATTTACTTACATCTGTTTTAAAGATCTTTCTTAATAACTGTTTAATATAAAACCAAATCTTTTTAATAAATCTATTGAACTCAGGAGTAAGCTGTGCATCATCCATGAAATATTTTTCATTTAGAACTCTTACCATTGCTTCTTCCAAAACTATATCTGAAATATCACCTTTAGGAATTTCTAAAGCGGCCCATTCCATGTCAACAGGATTATTAGGATTTCTACCTTCTTCCTGCTCAATCATTATTTCTTCTACAAGATCTCTTCCTTCTTTTGTACTAAGAAGTTCCTGCACTAAATTATTATATAGATCCGAATTGTTTTCTTTAATTGATCTAATTAAAGGGTGAGATATTTCGTGCACTGCTGTTTTTGCAGTTATATTATTATCAACAAAATAAATTTGATCATTAAAATAAAATGCTGCTTGTCCTGACCAAGGATTTTCAGAATACTTAGTCATTTCTGTTGCTTGTTCAGCAGTAATAAAGTTTTCATCTGTAATATCTCTACCTACTTGAGAAACTAAGGCCTTAACTTGATTTAAACTTAACAGTCTGTTTTTCTTATCTAATATATCACTAGCTTGTTCAGGATTAACTCCTTTAGAAAATTTAGATTTAGAATTTAATATTTGAACTCCTTCATTTTTAGAAGACTTTTTAATCATTGCTTGAAGATCTGCAGCTATAGGTTCAAAAGTCATCAATCTAAAACCTTTATTTTTAAATAGATATTTAGTACCTTCTGTAACATAAGGTATAAATAGTATATGGTCATTCATGTCTTTAGCACGGCCCATTTTAATTTTAGCTTCATAAATCTGTTTCCAGCTATAATAAGTGTCGTCAAATCTTTGAGGATAATTTCCAGGTTTAGTTCTTAAAAAAAGATCTAATACATATCTTTTTTTTCTTGGTAATCCTGTATCCTTATCAACTTCCATTTCTGTAGGATGCTCTATATAACCCGTTATAGTTACATAATCTTGAGTTTTCTTTGCATTACCCATGAAAGCATTTTCATAAACAAAATCCGGAAATACTTCTTTAACTTTTTGATACCAGCTTTGTTTATTTAAAAGTTTTTCAAACTCTTTAGCAAACTTAGGCCCTTTTCTTTTGTTTTCTAATTTAAGACCCGGCCCTTCAAGAAAATCTAAAATCTCTTGTTTGTTTTCTTCAGCTTCAAAAACTTCTAAAGGAATAATACCATCAATATCATGTAAAGATTCTGACATGGATCTTAATAAAAATCCATATCGTCTAATTACTTGAGATCCACTTAACTTGTAAAGGCTTTGCAATTGCTTACCTTTCTCTTCAGTAAATCCAAAACCTTCTAATCCAAATAAAGTAGCAATAATTTGTGCAGCAAAAGGATCAGATTCTAAAGTTTCTTCATAGAATTTTTGTTCTAATCTTTCCCCTTGTACATTATAAAACTCACCATTTATATTAAAAGCTTGCTGCATTATCTTACTATAATCTTTCTTATATACATCATCAGCAATACTATTTGCTATATCATAAAGATCTTGTTGAGAAACTTTAGCAAAAGGTATATTGCCTAATAACCCTTGCATAATGATCTTATTATAAAACCAGTTCCATATTTTCTTAAAAATATTTTTTACAAATCTTGGTGATTCTTTCCAACCAAATCTTTCAAAATAATCTTTATTAATGGTTTCATTTTTAATTTTAGGTCCTTTGTACTCTGTTTGATAACCATACTCTAAAGCTTCAGCTATAAAATGATATATTACTTGTTTATGAGCCCAATAATTAAAAGGTTTATCTTTAAATATAAGATTCTTTATAGTTTTTTTAGCACTACTCCAAATTAAGTTATTTGCAATTGGACCTACTTCATATACTTGTAAAGCAAGTCTTACAAGTTCTCCTTCTTTTTCATATTCAACACCAAGATCTTCTGCATCACCTATAGGATTTTTATCATCTCTAAACTTATCAAATTCTTTACTGTTATAGTAATCATATAGTGTTTGATAAGCATCCCACTTATCTATATTTTTAAATATATCTATACTTAGTTTTGTTTTTTTACCAAGCATTTCATATACTATGGCTGCAACTTGTAATGTAAATCTTCCAGTATCTATAGTGCTATGCAAACCTAGATACTTATTAATCATATCAAATGCAGCAATAGGATTATTATCATCATATAGATTGTCTAATATGTTATCTGCATTTTCATTAACATCAATATTTAAACCTTTTAGAAAATCAATTAGAGCTCCTCTTAGTTTTTCATTATATTCTGCATGTTTTTGCGCACCTAAACTAAGCTCTTCATTCATTTTGTTTACAGAATCTATACCTTTGGATTCTAAACCCATTGCATAATTCTGCATAAACTTTAACATAGGATCACTATAAACAGGCTCATAATTTTCATCAAGCTCAATCTGTACAGTATATGCTAATTCATTATTTATTCTTGGTTCTAATTTTTTAATTTTACCTTCAGATAAAGCAACAAAATCTCCCCATGATTTTCTAAATTCAGATGTATAAAACCGGGCATATTGTCTTAATGCTCTTTCATCTGTTATACCAGGATGAGCTTCTTTAATACTATTAAATAAATTAGAACGCTTTCCATTAGGCGCTGTTACATATTCAATTTGATTAGTTGTCTGATTTCTTACTACTTGACAATTTAAAGCCATAATTTTAACATTTATCTATTTGTTCAAGAACACTATCAATTTCATTTTCCATATTTACTGCCCATTGTTTATCTGAAAAATCTTGATAAACTTCAATTAAATCACTTAAGCTAATATACTGAGAATTAGGATTAACATAAATAAAACTGTCAAATAATTGAGTAGACAATTCATCAAATAAATTAGAAACTAAAAATTGACCTGAGTCATTTATTCTAGATGCATTTAGATGATCCATTGCGTATCCTACACTTAAAAATACTATTGGCTGTTTATCATTTATTTTAATTAATTCAGTTATAGATTTACTAATAACATCTTTAATTACATCCTGTTGACCTATTAATAAATCTCCTTTAGCATTATAAACCGGCAAAACATGTACATTATTAACACCTTCTATTGTATTTCCATTTTGATCCATTGCTAAACCAGTAATTGTTCCTGGTAATACAAATACTTTGGAAGGATTGTTTTCAATAATTTGTTTAAGATTAGTAGTGTCTGACATATTTAGAATCTCTGCATCGTAAGAATCTTCAAGTGCAGTAAACAACGTGTCTACTTTTAAACTATCTACATCTATTCTAGATTCTTCTCCTGTATGGAATACTTCAAACCCGGCACCAATTTCTAATAGATATTCTATAAACTGAGTATCTACTCCTGGCATATCACCTACAACAAATCTTGCACCACTTTCATTTGCCTCAGCAATTTGAGATCTTGTTTCTTCAGATAATGGTGTATTTTTTAATTTACCATTTCTTGCTAGCATTACTATATCTCCAAATGACTTTTGACCATTAATTCTTTCAAAACTTACTCCCGTGTAAACACCATTTTTATTTTTAATAGTATCTTTTTCATCACCAGTTTGCTCTAATGAAGTTTTAGAACTTGAATTTCTATTTAAAACATTTAATTCTACAATAGCCGCGTCAGATTTTAATCTCATGGCTTGATCTTTTTCATCACCCCATTTAGTTCCTTTACCTGTATCAGCAGCTTTTACATTAATATCTGCATCTGACCACTTATTACTATAACCTCCTTCATATTTAAACTGATCTTGATCAATTATAGACTGCCAATCTCTTACATCATCTGTAATAAAATCTAAATTTCTATTTCTAAAATTAGCATTATTGATTTTGTTATGTTGCCTAAATTGATTTTGAAAATCCATAAGTACTGCTAAACCTATTGGACTATCAATTTCTTTAGCTAATTTATCTGTAGATTTTTTTAAGAATGGCAATAAGTTTTCTTTAGGCATTACTCTACCAAGAGCAAATCTATTATCTATATTCATACCTGATTGCAAGAAAGCATATATAGGAAGCATTTCAAAGAACTTAGATATTTCACGATTTTCTTGAATTCCTTGAGGACTATCATCTAATACTTTCATTACATTTGGATCAGCTAATTCTCTAAATTCAGTAATAGCTGCATCAATTTCATTATTCTCTAACTTAGTATTTCTAAATTTAATATTGTGATACTTTACATTATTTTTAGAATCTGACTCATACTGAATAGATTCTAAAATAGCATAAGTATCTAACAGATTTGGATGGTTATTTATAATTTCTTTTACACGGTGCATAACAGAGTTATCACTATTAAACAGCTGGTGCATGTTTAGAATATTATAAAGAGCTGTATCTTTTAACCATTCTTCATATACTTGACGTACTTGTCTTTTCTTTTTAGCATCAATACTCTCATCAGTTCTAGAATCAATATCCTTAATACGATCATATCTTTTTGTAAACTCATTAGTCTTAATAAATTCAGCTAAAGGATTATTTAATCTTAATAATTCTCTTTCTATTGTAAACTTAACAAACTGATTATAACCTCTTGTATTTCTTTTAAATGTATTAGAATCTAATTCAGCTAATTGCAAAGTTTGATAATTTATATCTTCTAATATTTTTTCTGCTACTGCTGTTTTATCTTTATCTAATTTTATTTTTTTAGTTTTATCTGTAAAATTTTCTATACGACTTAATAAAACATTCAAAGGTTGTTGATCAATACTTTGAGCAAATGCTAAAGATTGGAATTGTTTTTTAAGAACATCTTTATCAATTAAGATCTCACCTGAATCTGGATTTACAATTACTCCGCGATTAGTTCTAGCATCTTTTAATAAATTTGAACTAATATTAACTTCATATCCTTTATATCCTTCTTTAATGTCTGTATCTAATACATCTTTTTGAAGAGCATATACAACTAGATCATTTAAAAATTTATTTGCAAATCTTTCTTCAGTACCAAATTCAGATTTAATTTTAGATAGATTTTTTATATTTCCTGTTATACCAAGAATATATTTTAAAATTTTCTCAGATGTTCTTAATGGAAATACATTTTTCCAAAGATCTAATTGAAAACGTTGAATATCAAATGAACCAATTGGTGATTCATTTAAAATAGCATCTATAATATATGAAGGAAATACAGTATTTGTATATAAGTCTTCTTGCTTTTCAATTCTTTTAGCTGCCTCGTATAATGTTACAGATTTAGTTGTATCATAGTTTAAAGTAGTTTTTAATTTTTTGTAATCTTGTCCTATTTCTTCTATTTCTAAATAATGCAAAAATAAATCTCTTGCATCCATCATTGCTGCATTACTACTTGTAGGATCTGTTTTAACAACTTTATCCAAAGTTTTTGCATCTATAGATTTACCTTTAAGTTTTTTCTTTAATCTATTATTCATATCATGAATTATAGACATATCTCGATTCTTAACAGCTTGAGTACTATTAATTACATTATAATCTAGAAGCATTTCTTTTCTAATTTGTGTTCTAAGATTCATGTAATCAATTTCTTTAGATTTATCAGTTTTAAGTCTGTTTTTATTATTTGCTTTAGAAAGAGCACTTTGAGCTTTTCTTAATCTTTGTCTATACTCTTCAACAAGCGGATTTGAAACAAAGTCTACTGCAAGTTTTACAGGAACACCCATTTCTATTAAGAATAATAAAGTAGGCGCAATAACTTTATTACCATTAACATCAAAAATCCACCAATCTTTAGATACATCTACCCAACCATCAATAAGCATACTTAAGTTTCTACCAATTGATTCTTCGCCAAAAGCATCATATAAATGAGATAATGAAACTACATCATACTCTTTATACTTAAGAGTATTATGAGGTAAGAATATATTTATTTCTCTTGCTTTATTAATATCTCCTTCATATAATTCTAGCATAAATGCAAGATTATCTAATTTATCTTTAACAAGTTTAGATCTGCTTTCTGGATCAGGATATTGATTTTCTAAATCATCAATTTGTGCTTGAATTTTACCTGTTTGCATTTCCTCTTTAGCTATTTCATAAGCTTCTAGAGATACATTATAAATAGGATTTAAATGTGCACCTACACGATCTAAAATAGTATTGAATGCATTTTCTACTGCACCTATTCCAAGTACTGCTTTACCTTCTGAGTTAACATCATGAATATGCATGTTATAAGTAGGTGAAATTGTAGAAGATCTACTAGGTTTAGATAATTTTTTTCTTTTACCGTTTTCATTTCTTTGATAAGAAAGCATAGAATTATAAGCACCTGGTCTATCTTCTTTCTTTTCTCTCATTTCAGCTGCCAACATTTTCATTGGATCAGCATTATTTGGAGTTAATAACGTATGATACTTAAGAGGATTTGAAAGCATTGTCCAAAGTCCAATCATTAATTCATTTTCAATTGCTTTAACAGACTTACCTTTTAATTCAAGTTCTAATTTTCTTAGTTTATTATTTAAAGGTTCTAAAGCTTTATCACGTTTTTCTATGATCTTTTGGTACTCAGGATTATTTTTAACTTCATCTGAATTTTTAATTTCTTTTTCTAAAAATTCAATTTGAGATGATAAAGTTGTAATTTCTTCTCTAAGTTGATCTAATTTAATTGGATCAATAGGTACAAGACCTTGCTTAAATCCTTCTTCATACATATCAACTTTATCACTCATTTCATCTCTCTTATCACGTAAAGGTTGAATTGTACTATTACCAATAGCTTTATATACTTTAGCTATTCTGTTACCAAACTTTTGATGAGTCTTTTTAACTTTTTTCTTAACGCTTTTAATATCATCTTTAATTTCATATTCATCTCTAACAGATTTAGAATTAAGTACCATAGTAGGTTTGCCATGCATCAAAGAAATGTTAGCCATTAATAATGTAAGTTTATCAATATCAAAGTCACCACCAGACTTAGCTACTAATTCAGATGGAGCAATTAATATATTACCTTCAGAATGTGGTAAAAACTGTTTAACATGGAAGAATTCCATTGAGTTATCTTCCTGAACTGGAATACGTACACCTACTAATGTAATAAGCATTAGATTCTCTTTTAGAGATCTCCATTCTGGGTCATTGATTAATTCATTTAATCTAACCAATGATTCTTTTTCTAAAATATTACCATCTTCATCTTTAACATATACAGGATCTCCATCCATATGAGTTAGATACAATAGATTATAATAATCTCCTTGCATTGCAATTTTAGCATCTGCTCCTATAGTTCGTTCATTATTAGCAACCTCATATCTAGTAAAATTGGTTTTCTTTCTTTCTGTATATGCTTTAGCTTGCAACTTGGCATCTTCCATAGAGTCAACCAAGATTATATCTGCTTGTTCACCTGTACCATCTATAATTGTATTATGAGCATAATATTCTCCATATATCATTATAGAATCTTTGTACATTTTACCTTTAACTCTTTCACCATCTTTAGTATCTAGAGTTATATCATCTTTATTAATGTGTTTATGTTCTCCGGTTCTAGGATCTTTTACATAAATGTATTTATGATCACCATCAATACTTCTTACAATTACATCAGCAGTCTTTTCTAAATCCCCTTGAGTAGTAATTGTTCCTTCGAATTCTCTAGCTGCTTGATAATACTCAAGATCATTAGTTCCATGTTTAGCTTTCTGTTCATCAGTCGGCTTACTTGGTTCAAATAAAGTTGTAGCAAGCTGAATCAACATTTCACCATTTGGTCTTTGTCTTACAAGTGTATTGTTTATAAGAGCAGTTAAAGACTTTTCAATAACTGGTGTAACAGGTGAAATAGAAATGTCATAAAGAAGGCCATCCCCTTTAGAGTTAACATCAATCATATCTAGATCTGTTGTAGGAAGCCCTGCATTCTTAAGTTCTCTCTTAAGTAAATCCACTAATGATTTAATTTTATTTATTTCACGCGTACCATTTTTAATATCTTCTTCTGTCCAACCTGTAGACTTTACAAGGACTTTTTTCTTTCTGTCAATTAATTCTTGGATGTTATTCTCGTACTGAATAATCTCTGTATAAGCTTGAGACTTTGCAAGTTTTTCAACTTCTTCTAGTTTATCCCATTCAGTTTTTCTTTTTGCAGGATCAACGTCAGGCATAAAATCAACAGGTACACCTGCTTCCATATAACCTTTTTCTACAAGCTTTCTCATCTGAGAAGACATCGTATTCTTACGCTTAAACTTACTAGCTACATCTAACTGATTCTTAAGATATTCTAAATGTATAGTATTTGCTTTATAGTATTCAGTAGCCGGATCATTTAAATCTAAAATAGGTGCTTCATCTATTGTACGCACACCTTTTCCAAAATCTTCTTCATTATAAAGTATACTAGCTTTTTTAGTATTCTTATCTACAACTGTAGAAATTTTACTTCCTGATAAATGCAAAGCAATAGCAATCTGCTGTTTAACCATATTGTTATGAAGTATCTCAGCATTAGTATTTTCTATTACATTAGGTACTAATGGTGCAACTGAATATTTATGAAAAGCATGTGCCGGCAATCCCATCATTTTTGCAAGAGGTCCCCAGTACTGGAATTTTTTTGAAGGGAAGAACTGAACATATTGATTAGCATATATAGTCTCGCCTTTTATAATAGCATTATAGAGCTTATCTTGTTCAGGTGTCCATGATCCTTCTAATTCAGATAAAATCTTATACCAATCAATTGTTATCCAACCTTGACCGTCACCTTCCTCCATGTTTCTATAAGGCTTGACAGCTTCTTCTGCAGCAACTTTAGCAAGTTTAGCAGCTTCCTTTTTATTTTTCTTACCTCTTTTTCTAAAGATATTTTCGTAATACTTTTCTAAATCTTCTTGTATTCTATCTACATAAACAGATGTTACTTCTGTTTCTCTCATTACAGCTGTGCGCAATGTTCCATCAAAAGGTATAGCTTTTAGATCTGGGAAGTTTATGTTTTGATATGTTGGTACAGCATCCTTACCAAAGTATCTTTCATTTACATAATCTATTGCATCTTCATCTGTCAATAATTGTTTACCATCAGAGTTGACACCTGGATTACGTTTAAAAAAGTCTTTATACTGAGAAGCAAATCCATAGAATATTGTATCAACCTGTATTCTATGAATAGTTGAATTTGCTAAATAAGATTTTAATAAAGCATCGGCTCTTTGAGGTCTACTAACTTTACTTAATTCTATACTCTTGCTATCAGCTGCACTATTAATATGATCATTCATTAAATTAGAATCAAAATAGATCATACCATCCATTCTTTGCTTAAGAGTTTCAAGTTCTGAATTCAAATAGTTTAACAAAAATGCATCAATCTCTCTACTTACTTCTAGATCAGTATCATATAATTCTTGTACGCTTGTAGCTTTTTTTAACTTAGCTTTTAAAGTATCGCTAAATATATCATCAAATAATGCAAAGTCTTTAGCGGCAGCTTCTTCTATGACATTGCCATCTTTATCTACTTTATCTTCTGTATAACCTATTATAGATTCATTATTAGTATTTTCTTTTGCTGCTTTTATTACATCTAACTCCATCTGAATAAATGGAATCATTTGATTAATAAAGTTTTGCTCACCGTTTGTTTTAGTTTCTGTTTCTTGTACTAAGAAATCTACAGTATCTATATATAAGTGACTATGAAATTTAGCTATATCATCTGTAACAATTTTAGTTGTCCCAGATTCATCTGTAACTGTTACAGCAACAATTGTACCTTTATCAGCTGGTGTTGGATTTTGTCCCATACCTGCTAATAGTACTCCATAGATGTCATTCATTTGACGACCAAATGAATCTAGATTAGAAGTTTTTTCACTATAATCATAATCTATATATCCATTTTCTTTTAGGTTAGTTATTCCTGCTAAACTAGTTACATTAATCTTAACACCTTTTCTTTTTGGAATATCTGGTTTACTAAAATCATAAATACTATTTAAGAAAGCCATTGTTGCACTATCATTATGCATTCCATTTATTTGTTGTTTAGTAAATGGATTATTTTCAGGATTTAAATGTGCCATTTGACGCATTGCAACAAGCTCATGAAAACTTTCTGATTCATTCATATAAAGGGCCATTCTTGTTAAAGAAGAATGTCTACTGTCTGCATATTGCGTATCACCTTTTGCATTTCTAAGAGCTGTAGTAGAATAATTTCCTGAATACTTAGCCTCCGCATCAAAAATAGTATTTAGGTTTTTACTCTCACTCGGAAGTTTATTATCACTAGATCTAAAAAATGCAATTATATCATTAATAGGTTTAATTTTTTTATTTTTCTTGGTTTTATCATTATAATCTTTCAGCTTTTTATAAAGCATGTCTAATCTAGCAGAATCTAAAATTATTTGCTGAGATTTAGTATTATTTGATACTGGTATACCAAGATCACGTAAAAACAAAATACCTGTTTCTGAAAAATTAGAGTTCTTGTATTTATCAACTATACCTTGAACATCTAAAACATTTTCATTATTATCCGTTAGTTTAATAAATGGATGATTACGCACAGTTTTAAAGTGATCTGTAAAATCTCTTTCAGCAGCTCTAAACTGAGCCTGACTTTGACCAAATAAAACTCTGTATGTTGTTCTTTTTTGTTTAGTCTTTTTTCTAACTCCGTCTACTAATTTATATACAGGCTCAAATACTCTTTCTATAGTCGTAGTATATAAAGGCTTTTCTGCCATAAACATTGACTGCCAAAACTTAACCCACAATGAATGTGATAAAGGATTCTTGACATCTAATGGTCCAAGCTTGTGTAATAGATCTTCTTCAATCCATTTATTTTTAGGAGAAGTTTTAGAAAGTTCTAATAAAGCGTTGCGCATTCCTCTTCTAGATGATTGATCTTTGACTGCAGAAACAACTGTTCTCCAAGCTTTACCTGGATCAACTAGTTTAGGATATCCCATTATATTTTCTACAAACTCACCTTTATCATCTCTCATATGTGCGCTGTATATAATAGATTTAATTTCAGCAGAAGCAAGATCTTTTTGAGATATTGTACTTGTATCTATAGAAAATAACGGTGTATCTGTATTTACAAAATCACTTAGCTCATCTCTAGATAATTCAAATGCAGGTTTAATATACTCTGAATTCTGTAAATGATAAGCAACCGTACCTTTAGTACTCTTTCCTGTAATTACATCAAGAATTTGTTCTACATCTCCAAACTGTTCAATAGCATAATCATGCAGTTTAATTTGATGCTGTATTTTATTTCTTTGTTTGATATCAGCAGTGTCATCTAATTGCTCTTTGAGTTCTTTTCTTTTATCCTTTAGAGTTTTGTATACGTTTAAATACATCTTTGGAAGGATCTTATCCGGCGCAGTATATAGTGCACCTACTAACATCTGAGCAACCTTTCTTTTATTCTCTTCTTTAGAAGCTCTTGCTAATGATATCTGTTCATTTAGTACAGTTGATATAATAGAATCAATAGACTGAGAAATCTGTAGAGCATCGGCATCATTGATTGTAGGTCCTCCGTCTTGTAATGGCTCAATCCCTTTATTTAATTGACCCCATCCTGGCATTACATTTAACTCAGAAGGAGAATAGATTACAAGATCTTCATCTCGTAGAACTCTCATATTATTATATAAGATACCTACATTTCTAACTACTACTGGATCAATAACTATATCATTAGGATTAACTCCTGTAAATAACCATTTTAAAAAATTAAGAATTCTTCTAAATATAGAAGCTGTTTGAGGTCGGTTAGTAAGTACTTTCTTACCATCACTCAACATGTATGTTCTGTAATCTTCTGCTAAATATTCATCTGCCGCTCTCCATCTGTCATAATTTTTAAGCGCATTTATATCTTTATTATTAGCTTTTGCATATTCTTCCAAGATCTTAGGACCCAATGCAGTAGATAGTAATTCTTCATACATCTGCACTTTCTCATCTTGTGTCAAATACAATTGTGTAAATCCGTGATAAGCTTCATGATATAGATCTGTTTCATCAGCTCCTTTATATAATTTAATACCATTTTTACTCCAACTTGCAAAAGCATTAGAGTTTACAATACTAAATAAATTATCAAAATCTAGTGGTGAAGTTTTACTAATAGGACTAGATTTAAACCAAGCCATAGCATTTTTTCTTTTCTTTCTATAACCTGGCTTTAGTCTTTCCCATCTAATTCTTTTTAGCTTAGATTTAAATATTGAGTCATCTTCTGGGTCAAAATTAAAATCTAAATCATCTTCATCAGGTAACTTTTTATTTATATCTGAAGAGTTATTTGGATCAGTATAACCGTTAAGTTTATTATTTAAATCATCTAACTTAAGTTCTAAAGATGCAATATACTCATCAAGTTCTGAAAGATCTTCATCAGTAATATCTTCATTAGACTCTACTTTTTTTCTTAATCTAAATACAATAGGTAATAGACTCATCAAAAGGGCCCCAGGAGCACCTGGAGTTTCAGCTGGTGTTTCTAATGGAGTTTCAGAAACTATATTACCTTCTGCAGGAATAATAAGTGCACCACCGGTCCATCCCTCTGGGTTAAATCCTGCCCATTGTTTTGAATCAATAACACCTTCTTTTGCTTTTGGTTTAGCACTAAATGATCCTACGTCATGATAACCAATAGTAAGATCTCCAGGTTTAAGATTATAAGCTTTTATAATTTCTAAACCTTCCCACTCAATATTATTTATAGTACCGGCAAAATCTCTAATAATTGTATTACCGTGTACATCATTAAAAATAAATACTACAGATCCTCCGCTAAATCTACTATATCCATTTCTATCTTTAAAGATTAAATATGTACCTGAACCATCTTTTTTAACTACTTCTTTAATAGTAGATTTAAATCCTTTAGGTGTTTGTGTTTTACTGAATTCAATATCACTAAACTTCATCTGTCTCAATGCAGATACAACAATATCTGAATCAACAAGATCTTTAGCTCTTTTGTATTTTAGATTTACACTACCATCAGGATTTCTTGTAAATGCCGGAACATAGTCATTGTTTTCTTTAGCTTTTCTTAAGTAAACTTTATTATTTTCATGAGAATATTCTTTATCTGCTGCAACACTTGCATCTAATAAAAAATGTCCTACACCAATAACACCATTTACTTTAATTCCTTCACCTGGCAAATCTTTTTTAACAGGTGCTGGTATATATCTAAAACCTTCTGCGTTATCCCACTGACTTCTGTATGACATCAAACTATCTGAAGGATTATAGCTATCAGGCACTGTTCCAATTAGTTGGAAGAATCTATCTACTTTAGGTGTTTCTTCAATTACAGGAGCAACTTGCTCTTCAACAATTAATGCAGCTTCTTTAATATCAATAAGACCTTTTTTATCTAAATATCTTTTAGCCCACTGCGCTTGTGTATCAGGTAATAAAGTTTCTACAGAATTTTCTAAACTAAAACTTAAAGATCCATCATTATTAAAACTCCATGATGTTGTTCCTACAGTTACAGCTCCTGCAATAATTAAAGCCATTATACCTTTAAGAACTTTTTTAATTGCTTTTGCTAAAGCTCCTGGAAAATCTGGTAAAGTATTACCATGGCGTTTTATATAATCTTTTACATTTTCAAATAAAATTTGTTTTATTTCTTCATTTGTTCCTTCTACTAAATCTTGATCTGCTTCAATTTCTTTTTTTAATTCTTTAAGATCTTCTTCATCAATTACATCATCAATAACCTCTGCAATTTTTTCATCAGTTATTGGTTCTTCAGTAGTTTCTTCTTTAGAAGACTGCTGCTTTCTTTTTCTTAAATCTTCTCTTAGTTTTTTAGCTTCTTCTAATTCACGTTTTGTTTTATCTATTTCCTCCTGAATTGAGGTTTGTTCTTCGTTTGTATTTCCCGGATTAACTTTTGTGCCCCCTTGCCCCTCAACAACACCACTCTCAGGACCAGTCTTAGAATCATCTAACTCTAATCTTGCAACTAAATCAGCTTTATTACCGCTTACTTTTAATCCTCTCTTAGATAACTCAGCTTTTAATTCAGCTTTAGTTAATGCACTATAACCTGTAGCTTGTGGTTGACCTATCATTTGATAAATAGGATTTCCCTCTTTGCCAGGAAGTGTAGATTTCCCTATTATTTTTGCTTCACCACTTTTTACAAGCCTTTTCCATAATGCTTGTGATGCAGGAGTTTGATCACTATCTGATTTTAATGGAGATAATCCTTTTGAAATTCTGTCTGAATTTATTTTTCTATATAACTCTGTAGCAATACCTTTACCTCTTAATCCAGGATGTATTAATACATTTGATACAGAACCAGCTGGATATAATTTTAATTCTTTTCTAGCAATAATTAAAGCTCCTAATATTTGTCCGTCATAATGAATAACATGTATATCTGAATTACTTGTTATACTATTATTTGGATCTAGAAGTTCTCCTGATACTACTTCTAAACCTAATTTTGATTCTTTAGATTCTACACTATTAATAATATCTGAAATATCTGATGATTCATCTAAACCAGATTCTCCTAATTTTTTAAGTTCTGAGACTAAATCTCCATCAAATTTTTTACTTTCTATTCTAGTATCAGCTTGTGGTTGTCCTTCTACAACAGGTTCATTAGGCGCATCTAATATTTCAGATAGGTTTATATAAATGCGTTCTTCTTCTGAATCAAAATAATTTGGATCTTTTAGAAATTCAATTGCTGTAAAATTTCCTACTTTATAATTCTTATATGTAGGTTGAGACTTAGTCAATTCTAATCCCTCCATTACATTGCTTCCAAACTCTACCCACACTCCGGTATTTGATGCAATGATTCCTGTAGGGACTTCACCAAACATGTTTATAATTTTATCTAATAGCTCAGATTTATTTTCAATATTAACTGTAAAACCATCTTGATCTAAAACAGCATCACCTCCCGCATAGTTTTTAAAAGTATCATCTACTTCTTTTTCACGGACCATTCTAATAATATCTGCAACTTCTTCTTTAGTTCTATTTTTAGAAATGCTAGTTACAAATTGACTAGGACGTGTCGCATACTTTTGTGCTTTAGTCCACCATGATTCTTTCTGGCTTTCTCTGGCTCTTTTTGGATCACCAAATAATTTTAAATTAGCCGGAGCATTATCATACAAATCTGTTAATGTATGCTCAGGAATAGAAAATGAAAAATAACCATTCAATCCAACAATTGCTCTTTCTGCATTTAATTTTAAAGGAGCTGTTGAATTTTGCATTATGTAATCATAGTAATCAACTTGATCAAACTGTAGACTACCTGGTTTACTTTTCTCTACATTTAAAGCATAGACAATTCCACTATTAGGTTTAAGTTTGATATTAACTTGACCTGCTTTAGTATTATAAATACTTCCCGGTTTGTAAGGCTCTGTTAATACATTAATGATCTGCTTGCGGATTTTTTCCTGATTGTTTTCACTTATAATAACATCTTTTCCTTTCTTAACCTTTATAGCAATTTCACCGGTTTTATCTTTAACAGAAACAGTGACACTATCCTTACCTGTATAAACTAAACTTCTAAACAATGCAACACGTTGAGTATTGTTCATCTTTTGACCACTAATTTTAGCATCAGTAGTTATAATATCTGCTAAATATTCTGCTTCTTCTTGTGTCCAGTTTCTTTGCTGCAGTGGAGCTGATATATTAAAACCTGGTAATCTTAAATAAATACCACCTTTAACCTCCCAACTGCTTACATCATTATCCGCAACTTTTATTGCAGTACGTGGATCAATATCAGACTGAGCCCAATTTACCTCAGACATAACAGGTCTTTTATCTTGAGGCATATCTAAATCAAAAGGTGTAATACCTGTATTAGAACTTATAATATTCATTTCTATTACAGAACCTGGATCAGTCTCTAGTCTTTTTTGTATTAGATACATGATCTCTAATTCTTTTTGCTGCTCAACTGCAATAGCTTCTATTAAACCTTCTTTAGCTTTATTAGACAGTTTAGGCCATTCTTTTAAGTTTTTAGATTTAGCAATTTCTTCTGGGCTTTGAATTGCTTTAGCAAAACTAGTTGCATATCCTGTTCCTTTTTGTACAACTTTAGATTGATTATAATAAATAGGACTACCCTGAGATGAATCTTTAACAACATTATAGTTTTCATCAAAGAAAAGAATATTGTTATTATTATCCGTAATAACTAATTGTGTACCATTTTTATAAAGAGTAAATCCATCTTTCTTAGATGTTGGCGCCCATAATGATTTCTCAGTTGTACCAACTTTACCTCTTAAAGTTTTTACCTTACGCTTTACTTGATCAGTGTTACCATATTCTTCTACAGCTCTCTTCTCAAAATTATCTACAAATGCTTCTGTAATTTTTACATTAGATTGCCATGCCCATGCTTTACCATCAAGAAGCTTTCTGTTTCTTTTAGATAGTACATCATTCTTATTATCCATTCCATCAGGATATAATTCTGACATTCTAACAGCAGCTATCTTAAATCCTTTATGACCTCCTATAGTAATTTTACTTGGATCTTGTTCAGACCTTAGTGCTTTTTTAAATACATCTAAGAATCCATATTCAAACTCTTGATCCGGATCTTTAATATCTAAATATTTACCATTGACATCCTGCAAACTTTGCTGACCTGTGCTAGATAGAATAGAAGGTTTCTTAAAACTAAATTGCCCAATCTCTTTTACCAACTGTCTAAAAGCTGCAGCAAACTTATTTGATTTTTTTTCACTAGGTGGTTGCTTGTTTGTTTCATCTGATTCAGCAACAACCCAATTTGCAATACCTGTATCAATAATCTCAGGATCTGTTATTTCTTCTGTAGTATATGTTTTTAGTACATAATCTAATTCATCAGTTTTATCTGTTATTTCAAATAAATCTTGGATGTTAAATTTAGGAGGAAGCAAAGACTTATCATACATAGCAGCTGATATCAACTGATATGGGAGAACTTGTACGTATGATGCTGCTTTTTTAGGATCTTCTGTTTCATTATAGATATACTCATAAAGTTCCTGAGCAACATCATCAAAATTAAATTCTTGATCGTTAGCCTTAAACTGCTTTAACTTTGCTGTAGCATATCCAAAAACAATACCTACTTCTTCTGCACTAATTTGTATATTACAAAGGGCCATCTTAACATTTCTTTTTAGCTTGTTTACCTAGATCTTTTAAGGCATCAAGAGGATTATCATACTTATCTGCATACTCTTTCATTTGCTCTGGAGAAAGTTTAATATCAACATTCTCATCTGAAGTATCCTGTTCTTCAGTAGTAACAGGTTCTACAGGTGCATCTTCTTTCATAGGTACAAGGTTTGTATAAAATTTATCAAGGGTTTCAGTCATTTCTTTATTAGTTTCTTGGACCTTAAATTTAATAAATTTGGTTTTATTAGTTATCCTTTTAGTTAAGATTTGTATGAGGCCATGTTCTTTATGCATCATAGATATAATCTTATTTTTAGGAGCTTTATTTATTATATCTTTAATAGAAACAGCAGTCGTCCCTTTTAGTTCTGTTTTTCTTTTAGCAATTAAGTTTGCAACAGCTCCGTCATTAGTATATCTAGTAACCGGTAAATCTTTGGTTTCTTGAAATATATAATCTTCTATTGCTAACAGTGCCTGTAAAGAATCTGCATTTTTAATTTGATCACCAAACTCCTCCATCAAATCTATTGGTTCTATAGCAGTATCTTCTTCTTCAATAAATTCAAATTCAGTTAGAACTAATTGCTTTTCAGGAGATTCTATAAAGTTGTTTAAAATATTAGGTACTAGATAATTAGTACCATCTATTTGCATAATAGTACTTCCTTTAACTGTATCACCTTCTTCTAGATCTGTTTGTAATCTAAGAACTTCAAATAAAAGTTGCATTGATTGTGCTCTATAACTTAAATCTTCATTTATTTGAGATAAGATTGTATTACCATCTTCATCTACTGGATTCAATGTCTTAAGACTATTTATAAGTTCATCAAAATTTAGACTAGGTTCTAAAACAAAAGTATAGTCATCACCTTGATACCTTACAATTTGCTGAGGGTTTTCTAAATAATCTGGAAATAATCTCTCTACTACATCTGGTGTTAATAATATAATTCCTTCATATAGATCTTCTAATAATTCGTCACCTAAAAATAGATCTGTATCTTTAATAGGAATTGGTTCAATATCTGATTCTTCTTCTTCTTTTACTTCTGTGCCAAAAATACCTGGAGAAGCTGTTTCAGTTACAGTAGATGGTGTTAGTATTTCATTTATAAAAGGCATGTAAGGAAAGTTAGATCCTTGCTGAATTAATCCAGCATAACTAACTTTTGTAATTTGACGATTTTCTTTATCTAAATTAAGATCAAAAGATGCAATGTTTATATTAGCTCTTACTCCTGTAATGTTCTCAAGCATATTTTTATAACCGGATTGCTGATAACCATGTTGCTCTCTTTTACTAATTCTTTCGCCAACTATTTTAGCCATGTAACTTGGTTCAGTATAACCTTTGGTTAAGACTATTTCACCTGTACTTCCAACTATTCTATTAATTGCAGGATTTTTAGAAGATTTAATATCTATTATTTCATATCTCTTTTTAACAGGATCCCAAAATAATAAGTCAATTTCACCACCCACTGGTTGTCCAGTTGGAGGATTTTTATCAAATACTAATGGGCCTTCCATTACAAACTCCCATCCCAATGCTTTAATTTCTTCTGCAAAAGCTTCAAATGCTTTTACTAATTGTTTTTTAGCTGTATCTGTTAGATCTAGCATTGTTGGTCCTATAGGAATAACAGGTTCTGTAGCAAGTTTAGTTTTTTCAATAGATGTAATATCTGACTTGCCATCAAAAACACCAACAGTTCCTTTTATAACATCATTAAGAGGTTGAATCTTATCTCGATTATTTTTAATTTCTTCATTACTTTGAAAAGGTTTAACTCCTTCCGCCGTGCTAAGAGTAATATGAGGAAATTCATTTTTAGATAATGGATTATCTACAAGTAATACATCTACTTTATCTGTAGTAAGTCTTCCAACTACTCTAATTTCCATTTCTTGACCGATAGGTAGATCTGAAACATCTGAAGGTTTAAATTCAATTGTAGAATGATGAGAAAATAAATTTGCAAGAGCTTGTCCGTAAGCTGCAACTAACTCATCAGTATTAAAAAAGATTCCACTATATACTACAGGACCTTGATAACTAGTAGTAGTTTCAGGAACTCCTTCAAAAAACTCTTTACCAAATGCATCTAATGTGTTACCTGCAAATGCATTATCTTCATACTCAGTTAGATCAAACTCAGATTCTTTTATTTGTACAACTGATCCATCTTCTAACTTAACTTCCCAAACTGGTTCTGCAGTTTGATCTTCTAAATCTGCTAATTCATCTCCTAAAATACCATCTTGACCAGTTGCTTTAATCCTAACTTTATTTCCTGTTCTAGGATCCATTTCCATACCAATAATAGATGTCATACTTGTACTACGGACCCACTTTCCATTTACTTTAATAAAGTAACCGTGATCTGTAGTTTTAACACCAAACTCTAAAGCTTCTTCATCAGTCATACTACTGATCTGCTTTATTTCAGTACCCTGAACTCTCTTTAGTTTTTTATGTCCCTCAGATTTTGAAACACCTGAAAAAGGCATTGATATATCTTCATCAGTAGGTTTTTCTTCTGTAGGATCAATATCTTCTTTCTTTTTTCTGCCTCCTTTTTTTTGTCCTTTTCTTTGTTTAACTTGTTCATTATGATCATCAATTAAAAGTAAAACATCATCTGGTCTACTTTCAATCCATTCATCTATGTTAGCAAATCTATCAGGATTATTTTTCTGAAACTTAGCAAACAATAATTCTGCCTGCTGTTGTATAGTATCTGGCCAGGTTAATCTATTGCTTAAACCATCACTATCTAGCAGAGTTAATATTTCATCTACCGTTTTTTTCTTTTTTTGTTTTCTTTTTGCTTCTCGTTCTTGCTTTTCTCTTTCTAAAGAAGCTTCTCTATTTGCTTTATCAAAAGCTTCAAAGGTTTCAAACCCAGACTCTGCAGCAAAATCTTCTATATATGCTGAAACTAATTTAGCAGGCTTTGAATACCTCTGATCTTCTTTACGGATCTTAACAAAAGTACCATCATCTTTTTTTAGTATAAAATACTCTGGTAAATCTAATTCATCAAATACAGATCTTAATCCTTCATCATCTAGGAACATATTAAGTTTAGATAGTTCAAATATTAATTGACTACTTTTAACTTTTTCTAAAGCTGCATTATAATGTTTTTTTGATAATTCTTGATTAGCTTGATATTGTTGAGCTCTAACCATTTCTCTTCTTGCATGCCATTCAACATAAGTATCAGGATTAGATAAGTATCTTAAAACTGCTCCATACATTTTAGCATCATTATCAAGTTCAATTGAATCTTTATACATTTTAAAGATCTCATCTACTTGATCTTGACTTATACGGTATTTTCTCATTTTACCAGAAGGCATGTTTAATGACTCTCCTACTAAATAATTAATATATTTATTGAATGCTCCGTATAATCCTTTTAGTGCTTTCTTTTGTTGTTTTTCTTGCTCTTCTGTATATCTTGCAGTTTTACCAATTTCTTTATCAAAGTAAGAATCTTCTTCAGCAATAGTAGCCTGATAACCTTCTACTGCTTCTCGTAAACTATTTAAAAGCTCTTTCTTTTTTTCTAATCTTTTTTTATCAGCCTTTTCTTCTTTAGATAATACTGCTCCGGCTTTTTCTTTATCATTAATTGCAATTAACTCTTGAGACAAAATAGTATCTTCTTGTCTTATATCTTCTAAAGATAAAATATTACGAATATCATTTTCTTCAACAACTTCTAAAAAATTAAAATTGTCAATAATATTTTTATGTATTTTAAGTCTTCTATTAACTGCTTCATTAAATGTTGTATTACCAAGTGCAACAGTTTTTATAAAATCTTTATGTGCTTGATGTTTAATTTGTCTATCAATGTATTCTGGATTTAAATAAGGCATTCCGTTTTTATCAAGAAGCATGGTAGGTACTGCGTTAGGATCATATGGTGCACCCCAAGTGTCATAAGCTTTTTCTATATTATAAACTGCATCAGAAATTCTTTTCTTCATAGATTTTATAGAATCCCTAGCTTCTTCAATAGTATCATGGTTTGTACCCATGGCTTCATTGAATTCTTCTACTGTAAAATCTTCTTCTAAGATCTCATCTAAGTAGTTTAAGAATTCTTCATGTCCACCTTTTTCATATAGATTAAACATGTGTTCATTAACTGCTTCATTTCTAGCATCAATAGCTCCTTTTTCATCACCTTCTAATGTTGCTTCAATAGCTTCATTTGCTAAATTTTTTACTGTAGTTGCATGTTCTATTGGTGAATTAAAAAATCTAAATGGATCAGCTGTATAAGCATTGTAGGCATCTACATCTTCTTGAGCTTTTTTCTCCATACGAGTTTTATACTCTTCATAAGTTTCATTATTAAAAGTTCTATCAGTATAATTACGTAACATTTTAATAGGTGTAGTTACTGCGCTTATTACTCCACTAGCCATTCCTCCCATTAAAAATCCTGAAGCAAATATTTCAAAACCTTGCGGGCTTGTATATTTTTTTAAATTACTACCAAGATGAGAAATAAAGTCTCCAAACTCTGGGCTTTTATATCTTTCACCTTTCTCATATAACTTAAAGTAATGATCTAAATATCCTTCAGCTGCAGTATCACCTACAATTTCTTGATACAATTCTTGACCACCTTCTAACAATCCTCCTTGTGCTAAAGAATACTTTCCAAATCTATTAAAAGATTTAGCTATACCTGATTTCCATTTTTTTGGTGTAACAATAGTAGTTCCTATATCTGATAATTTTTGTCTTGCAGTTTTTTTAGCTACAACTTTAGCTTTAGAAAAAGGTGTAGCAACAGCTTTATATAATGGATTTTCAGAGATTAATTTTTTAGTAACTCCTGTATTCATACCTACTCTCATTGCCAAAGGCTTTAAGAATGCAGTTCTTAATATCAAACCGTTTGTTGCTAAAATAATAGGAACGTTTGCAAAAGCTGTTGATTGTGCAGCTTCATGTGAAGTAGTTATTAAATCATCAAGTGCTTCTTGTGTAATAGGTTTACCAGACTTTTCTAATTCTTCAAGTCCTTCTTTCATTACTCTATTTTGAACTAAACCTGCTTCTAATTGGCCTTCTGCCAATGCTGCAGTTGCAACTTTAGTATCAAAATATAAAGCGGGAAAAGTCTTATGATTGTATCTTAATATATCATATGGAGTTCTAACATTCTTAGCAAATGCTTTAGCAGTACTAGGTGCAACAAGTTTACCAGGTTTTTCAATAACCCATTTTGTTCCATCCCATACTTTTTGATTTACATTTTGCCAAATCTTTCTAAGTTTATTTGGTTGTCTAAATTGACTTAAATAAGACTCATAACCTATTGTGCTTAATTTACCGGCCTTATCTAATTTAGGTAATGTTTTTAATCCTTTAGCAGCACCCGTAAATACTAACTTAGGATTTTTTCGTATATCATCTACTATAGATGTGCCCATTCCGGCCATCATACCTAGAGATAATCCTACTTGCATAAAAGTATTACCTAAAAACGGTGCAGCAAAATTAGACCACTTATTATTTTTTTGAGACATTCTCATTTTAGTGATCTCTTCAAATCTTTCTGCATTCTTTGCTTGAGACCAATCAGAAAGTTGTAAATCAGCATCTAAATAATTATTCCAACCAAGTACAGCAACATCTTTAAATCCACCAACAGATCTCATAAAATCACCAAATGTACTTCCGTATGTATTATAAATAGCATCATTATCTCTAAAAGGACTATAACCAAGCTTGTCATAATCCATATGTAATTTATATCTTTCTAAAGGTTGTATTGTTTTACTATCTAGAAGATTTATACTTCTAGTTGACATGCCTCCAAAAATATTATCATACTCTTGACCCCATTCAATTCCAGCATTGTTAAAATTATTTAATCTGTCTAATGCAGAATTACCTGTAGGTAAATTATAAGTTGAAAAAGTTTTTGGTAAAAAATTTTGAGGATCAATATCTTTAAATCCAAAATGTCCATCTTGCATTGCTTTTTGAAGCAACATCATATCAGAAACAGTACCACGATTATTAATGATATTATTAATAGATTGTCCTGCAACAACATTTAAATCTGGTGTTTTATTTAAATTAGATTCAGAACTTTTAAAAACATCAGGTTGAGGATTTACATTAGGATCTGCCATAATAATAAATTGTTATTGTTGTTGCATTTCTTGTAACATTTGTTCTAATATGTTATAATCTTTAACTGCTCCGTTCATTACTTTATAACGTGCCATTGATTGATTATTCTCTCTTTCAAGATTTGACATTAATGTATAAAAATTACTAATGTATTTATCAATATCATTTTTATCTATTCCACTTAATGCAGTTTGATGAGGCGTGTTTACCAAATTTTGAATTAAATATTCTCCAGTACTTTCATCAAATACTTTTATTTTAGAATTTTCATCCCATCTAAATGAATTAGCTTCTTCATTATAAATAATTTTTAAATCTATTCCTGAACGTGGAGAAATAACTTTTCCAAAATCATCATAGTAACCTTTAAATAAAACAGCTTTAGTTAAATTACTAGTCATAATTTGCTGTTTCATAGCTTGTCCTAATTGAGTATCATCTTTAACGTTAAATACTAAACCATTTTCAGATAGACCTGTTGTAAGTTGAACTTTGTCATCTCCATCTAATATTAGATTTCCTTCTTCATCTCTAAGTGCTCCAATTCCCGGAGCATCTTTAGTACCTTTAATTTCTTCTATAAAATCTGGATCTAACTTCAACTGTACTGCAAAATTTTCTCCATCAACATCTGGATCTATTCTCAAAGAAGGTGTAATACGTTTAACAATTTCTCCTTTATCATCTATTTCAGTTATCCAATCGCCATACTCTCTTAAAATCTCTAAAGCTTGAATAGAAGATTTTCCTTGTTCACTTGTTGATCCTGGTAAATATTGCATAAATGCTTCTGAGTTTCTATCAGATGACATTGCATTAATAACATCTTTAGTAAATCCTTCTGCAAATGTAATAGGTACACTAGGTTTATCTAAATCTTGATTTCCAGAAATTGCATGAACAATTAAACTATTTAATAGTTGAGTAGACATATTATCTACTATACTATTATCAATTTTAGATAAAATTTTTCCTTGCCCTGGTACATCCAAACTTGGAACTCCTGTGTCTCCAACATAAGAACCAAAAGTTTTTAATTCATTACTTAATTTACTTAATTGATGACTTAGACCTAATCCTCTATTTTCTATACCTTGTTCATCATAAATTTTAGGCAAAGATCCAGGCCCTACCATGCTAAAAAAACTAGGTGTTTGATCTGTTTTAGTAGGAACATTACCTGTATAAATAAGATTTAATAAATTTTCCATGCCAGAACCAATTTGAGATTCTGTTATATATGAAGTTGGTTCCATAGTTTGACCAGGAGTTGGTGCTACAGTTCTTCCAGCAAAAGGAAATTTCTTTAACATGTCCTTCATCCAAGCTTCTTTGCTTTTATCAAAGCCTGAAGATGTAAACATATTTTCAGCAGCAATACCTAGAAAATCAGCATATGCATTATTAATTTTATCATATTCTTCATCTAGTTCTTGTATAGATACTGGAACTTCATTTCCTGCATTATCTATTCGTGTAGGAGATACTGTCCAAAAATCTGGACCTGGATAACCAAATTCACCAGCTTCATTAGGAATTTCTGAAGGAATATATTCCCATTTATTATCATCATCTACATCTTCTAAATGAGTAAATATTACATTCATTAAATTTTCATCAATTGTAGGATCAATAGATAATAATATATTTTTTAATTCAGTTTCATAACCTGTATTAATTTGCATTTGTTTACCTAGATCTCCATCACCTATAAGTTTAATACTACTTAATAAACTTTTAAAAGGCATTGCATCTTTACCAATTGTTTTAGCTCTTGTTATAAACTGATCTATAAATCCAACATTATCTTTAGTACCAAACATTTGTTTACGCTGTACTTCTAAAACAGATTCTAAAGCTTCTTCATCTTTAAATACTTGCAATTGATTTTCTTGAAATTCTTGTGTTAATTTTACATCTTTTAAAACTGAATTTATAGTTTGACCATTTTCTTCATCATATGGATTTTTAATAGAACTCATTATATAGTCATAAGCTTTATCAATATTATCATGAATATTTTCTTTATAATATTCAGTAGGATTATAAAGATCTCCTAATAAAGGAATTTGATCATTTTGCATTTCTAAATATTCATCTTCAGCAATCTTTTCAGCTCTACGATTTAAAGAAAGTTTAGAAGGTTTTAATAAATTAAATGAAAACTTAAAATTTTCATCAATAGCGTTTTCATAACTAGGTACAGTTCTATAGTAAGCATTTTTACCCATTACAGATCTACCTTCTTTTCTTTTTAATACTACAGTTTTTCCATCTTCAGTTTTTCCAGTAGTTTGCGTACCAAAACCAAGATTTTCAACAATTGCATTATATATTGCTTTATTTTCATCTGTCTTAGGTCCTGCTAATAAAGCATTTAAAGTTGTAATAATATTATTTATTTTACCTGATTGAACTTGATCATTAAGTGATTCACCTTGTTCTCTATTATAAGTTATTGCATTTCTTTCTTTATCATAAACAGTTTGCGCTAAAGCATCTATAGTTTCATTATTAGCATTTTTATATTTAGGATTATTTCTTAATCCTTCTTTTATTGATTCAATTCTATCTTCTTTAACTTGTAAATTATCTTTTTCTTCACTAATTGTTTCACCAAAAACATTGTTTTGTGAAGGTTTAATTCTATTAAGTTCTAATAAAAAATTATGTTGAGGAGATAAACCATTTTTCTTTTTAGTTTTACTGTTACCATTTTCATCAACATCATCTGGATTTAAAATCTTTTTCCAAAATTCTTTCTTTAACCAAATATCAAATTCATAATCTTTTATTGCATATGGATCTGCACCTTTAATTTGACGTTCATATGTTCCTTCTTGATATCTTGTAGCAATACCTAAAAGATCATTAAATAGCATACTTTGAGCAACAGTAGCATCTGCATTCATTTCTTTTGCTCTCATATTAGTCATCTGATCTATACTATATGAATTTTCTAAAACTTTATCCATATTTTTTTCAGAGGCTATTGCTCTTTGAAAAGCATTTAATGTGTTACCATAATCTTTATGTTCTTTAGATTCTGGAATAACACCTTCTTGCATAATTAATTTTCTAAATGCATTTAGCTCACCTTCTCTTGTAGAACGTTCTTGTGAAACTTCATTTTTAATTGTTTCATTAATTTTATTAGCTGGCTTAATTACATTTTGGATATAATAGTTATTTGCTTCTTCTACTGATCCATAATTATTAATATTCTGTGATTCCCAATCTTTTCTAGCATTATAAGCTTTTACTTTATACATTGCTTGAACTGCAGGATCATTACCAACTGTTCTAGCTAAATAACTTGCCATAGGTACAATAAGATGAGTACCATTAGTTTCTTCAATTAAATATTTACCATTACTATAAGAAAGTTTTTTTTCTTTAAATTTATCAAAAAGCATATCATATGCTTTATCTACTTTGTCTGTATATGGAATATATCTTGGCGCAGACATGCTTAACGCAAACTCAGCAGGTGCATTTTTATATTCTTCAGCTTTATAGTTTAAATATTTTACACCATCATCCCAATACATACCTCCACATTCTTTTGGATCTAAACAATTTCTTAATGCTTCTGCAGTTTGTAATTGACTTTGATAATTTTTAGTATAACCTATATCATGAATAATATTTTGATCATTAGTAATAGGTTTAAATATTTGTTTAGATGCATGCACATTTTGAGGTAAAGAAAGATCTACATCTGCTAATCTATTAATATCATTTTCAATAGATCTAAACAAAGCATCTCTTTTAGCAGATGTATCTTCTCTCATCATAGGAGAATTTAACAAACTACTATAAATGCTATTCATTTGTCTCCAACCTTGATCATAAGCTTGTTGTTTTCTTTCCATTGCATTTTGAAAGAAATTAAAATCAGGTGACCAAGGTTGAACCTGTGGTATGAAATCTTGTACGCCTTGTAAATAAGTTGCCATATCAACTCAAAATTAAATAATTTTCTTAATTTAATTTAAACTTATAAAGTTTAAAGTTTAAAGTTTAACCACCATATATGTTTTGTGCAGGTGCTGCCGGCATTAATTGATTATATTGTTGAAGAAGTGCAGCATTAGAACTATTATTCTTATATACTTTAGCATCTGCAATTGCTTGTTCAGATAAACGCTTTCTACCTTCTAAAGTAGCAGCTTCATCAGGATAATCTATTTTATATTGTGCATATAATTCTGCAGCAGTTAAACCTGATCCTGAATCTTGGCCAGTTAATGGTGTACCACCAGCAAACTCAAGATCTCCTCCATAACTAGGTCTAATATTCCAATTAGGAGTCAACATGTTTTGAACTTGCGCTTTAGCAGCATTAGTTTCAGCTTGCATTAAATCTGTACCTAATTGCCTACGCATTGCTCTATTAAAGTTATCAGCACCTTGACGCATTGTAACCCAACCTGCATAATCCTTACCTAAACGTTCAGCATTATAGAGATCTTCTTTAGTTTCTAAATCAAGAGCTTTATCATAATACTGTTGTACAGCCGGGATGTTATAGTTAGCCACATCTGCAAGAATCTTAGCAGAACCTTCTAAACCTCTTCCTGCTACATCACTAAGTGTATAACCTAAACCTTGCATTCCTTGACCATAAGCTCCTAGTGCACTAGCTTGTATTTTTTGTTGAGCTAAGTTTTGATTAAGGTCTGTCATTGGAGATCTTAAAATTAAATCAGGTCTACCAAACTCTACACGTTTACTCCAAGGTCCATATTCTTTAGCTGACATCCAATTAGCTAAATCAGTACCTATATTAATCATGTCCTGTTTCCAATATTCTTTTGGAATATATCCTTTAAAACCTGGTGTTTCTGGATCATAAGGTTCATCCCAAGGTTTTAGTTCTCCTTGATCATCTTCTAAGTTTACATTATCTAATTCAAAAGCACTAGTATCTGTATAATATCCATCAGCTGGTGAAATTTTTCCATATGGTTCATCACCTGCACCAACATTTGGAACGCTGATACCATACAATTTAGATGTTACATCAGCATCTAAATTTCCTGCATCTTTATCCATTGCTAGTTTTGTGTAACCCCAGTGTGTTATTTGTTCTAAAGCAACTTCTTCAGAACCCCAACCTCCAACAGGTTCACCTATTGCATTAAATAAATCAGATATTTTACTATTTTGATTTAAACCTAAAGCATTATATTTATCTTTCTTTTGTTGAGTTAAAGAAGACCAATTTATTTTACCTTGGGCATCAGAAAAATCTGCAGCATCAACACCATATGTTTGCAGCTTCATATTACGGCGTTGCATTTTTAAATGTAGATCAACAATTTGATCATTAGTCATATTATCAATCTTATTTTGAAAGCTAGCTTTTTTTCCAGCATCACTCCAAAAATCTGAATATCCTCCATTCTTACGTTCAAAAGATTTTTCATCTTTAGCAGCTGCTCTTACTCTATCTGCAAATTCTTTTTTAACCTTTTCATCTCTAAGAACATCTGATAAATATTGATATTTATTTTTTACTGCATTAGTAAAATCTGCATTATCACTACCCCAAGTATCAGAACCTTGGTAATCTCTTTTTGCTATTGGAGACTTTACAGGAACTCTTATTACTTTATGATATGTACCATCTGCTTTTTTTACATAATCTCCTACTTCTACTTTAGTTGGATCACCACTGTTATAATCATCTTCTGTAATTATTCTACCTTCAGGTACATTTTTCTTAGCAGTAGGTCTACTAGATAATTGACCACCTTGCGTATTAGATTGAATTTGATTTAAAACATTAGGATCTAGTGGAACCAATTGACCAACAGTTGGATCATATACATAGTATACTCCATCAATCATCATGATCCCAGGATTGTTTTGAGTTTTTTGTCTACGTCTAAAAGGAAATCTAACTGGTGTACCTCCTGATGTTAATGCTTGATAAGCTTCAGGATCATTCCTTTTAATTTTTCTTAGTGTTTTCCTTGGGACATCTGATGAAATTTGTGCCATGGGAATAGAATCTGCCCCTACTCTATTCCCCGTAAAAAAATCCGGCATGTATGGCATAAACTGGCCACTTGCTTGATACATTGGATAAGCTCCACCTGCTCCGTATGTAGATTTACTATATTTAGCTTTATCTATACCTTTAATTTTATCTTGAACATATTGAGGCAAAGCTCTAAATCCTGGATTATCATAAGAACCTCCAGATTTATAAAATCCTTTAATAGGATCAAAATTTGTAGAATAATCATATTCAAAAGTTGGTCTATAATGTTTACCACTTGGACCTACTTGATAGTAATCTTTTAAGTAATCTGCTTCCGTTGCATACTTACCACCAGCCCATTTACCTCTTAAAAAATTATCCAACATTTTTCTTTTTGCTGGAATTTTCATATCATCTTCATGAGATGTTAAAACATTAAATTGTCTACCAGTTTCTAAATACTCTGTAGGTTCATATGTCACTCTTACTTCACCAGTTACAGGATCTGTATATTCTATTGGTGTAGTTTCTCCTGTAAAAAATTCATATTTATCAATTCTATCAACATCTTCAGAAATTTGAGCTCTTTGCAAAAATCTACCAAGTTTTGCCATTGGTGGTTCTTCCATTAAAGCTTGAGCTTCTGGCGCCATTCCTTGTTGTGCCATCATTGCTGCTTCTTCTGGTGAAGGACCTTGTTGCATTTGTCCTTGAGCCATTGCAATAACTTCTTCAATCATTGGTACTACTTGTTCAGGTGGCATTCCTATTGCTAATAAAGCTTCTTGAATTGTTTGTGGTTCAACTCCTTGATTTAGAAGTTCTATTATTACATCTTGTGGTTGAGCACCTTGTTCCATCATTTGCTGAATCATCATCATGACTTCTTCACCTGGTGCAGAACCTTGTTGCATTGGGATGGGTCCACCCCCTTGATACATTCTTTTATACATACCTCCAGTTTTATACGATTTTATAAAATTACCTAATTTAGCCATTGATTCATCAGCAGCCATCATTTGTTGTTGTTCTTGTTTTTGTTGTGGTAAGATCTGATTTGGATCAATACCATTTTTTTCTAAAGCTATATTTCCTATTTCAGGAATACCTTCTTGAAATCCTTTTTCTGATTCTACATATAATGCAAGATAAGAAAGCATCAGATTGTTCTTTTTCATCATTCTTTCTGCAGTTTCCTTTTCTATTTTATCTGTATCTGGATTTAATAGAACTTCTGAAAACTTAGAATTATCAAAACGCATTGCAATTTCAGCAGGAGTATATCCCTTTTTACGAGGACTTAATCCAAAGAACTTTAGAATCTCTGGATCTTTAATTGCCATCTTTTTATATTGAGAATAAATAAATGCTCCTGGTTCAGCTGCTAGTTTAACACCACCTCTAGAATGTGGTTTACCTTTAATTTTAAAAGTATCTATCATTCCTGCTTGACCAGGTTGTGCAATAAACTCTCCACCTTCAGCTTCTATATTTGGTGTACTTTTAGTATTTGTAATTGTTTTTCTTACAGACACAGGTTCTTCACCAAACTGATTAAGACCAGGATCTTTTTGCATAGAGCTCTTAAAATAATTTTCAAGTCCTATGTGTGTCCCAGTCTTTGCTTTCTTAAGTGGTGCTTTAGTTATTTTAACTCTTTTTTTCATAGACATCAAATATACTCAAATTCATAACCTGCATCAATTAATGCTTGTAAATCTTCATCACTATATTCTCCTACATCACCTACAGACAATCCAAATTGAGCTGTAGCAATTGGAACTTCAAATCCTCCTGCACTTCCTCTTAAGCGATGAGGCATTAAACCTGGAGTAAATGGATTTCTATTTACTTCATGCTGACCTCTTTCAGCTAAACTTACTGCAGTACTTTCTTCTGTAGATCTATTAAAATCTAACATTTGTTTTGCTAATTGTCTTTCATCTCTATTAAAAAAATTAGCAGTTGCATAAGCTGCAGGTGTATAAAAGTTTGCAACCGCTCTTTCTACTCTTCCATCATCTACTTTTTCCAACTCTAATTCATCAGAATTAGCCCGCCATGTGTTCATTACATTTTGACCCCAATTAGGATTCCATAATGGATTATCTAAAAGTTGATTAGTGTCATACATTCCTTGACCTGGTAAGAAAGCGCTAGCTTGAGCTTTAGGTACATACCCATCATTAAATGCTGAAATATTCCCTCCTCTTCTTTTTTTATCTAGAGTAAATCCTTTAAATTTCATAGGTCTATTAGCTTTACTAATTATATCTTTTACTCTTTGTTCATATTCATCAGCACTATAATATATAGTGTCATTTGGCCACCAAGTTACATTTTTGACTTCATAATATTTTCCATCTTTTACTCCTAATACTCCCAGCGCACCTTTATGCATATATCTCATAGGTGTTTTAGGATTTTCAGGATCATACATTACTACGCCAAAAGAATCATCTACATCTTTAGAATTCTGAGCTTTTGGTGTTGATCCACTAAATTTATAAATAGTAGGTGGAAAATAAGCTTGGTTTGCATCATATGTTGGAGTACCCTGTAAAGGATGCGATGTAATATTTTGTTGTGCTGTAATATTAGTATTTGGTTGTTTAGGATTTGCCGGATCAAAATAATAAAGCTTTGAAGTCTTTTTACCCATACCTGGTTCATAACCTGTAATAATTGCATCTTCAGGAACACCTTTTGGTGCATAATATTGATTATGACTCCAATCTTTCATTGCAGTTTTTAAAGCATTTTGAAAACCTCCTTGAATATCATAAGATCCTTGATTATTTATAATATAGTTATAAGCTTGCGCATCAAATGCTGGAGGGTTCTGAACTGTATTTTCAAATAACCATGGTTTTGAAGAATTTTTATATCCAGTACTTAAACCTTGACCAACTGTAGGCCACGATACTCCAGTGCTTTGAGTTTGAACTGTAGGCCAAGGTACTCCACCATTTATTTGATAATTTTGTAAATTACCACCTATTTCTTTTTTAGGTACACAATTTGGAACTTGTCTTCCACCTTTGTTTTTCATACCTACCATCTTATAATTTTTCCAACAAGGTCCTTTACTGCCTCCAGTTTTATAAGTATCAAATACTTCTCCACCTGCTTGAAGATTGCGCATTGCTTTTGCAAATCTAGCTCTTTTTTGCACAGTTTTATCTGGAGAGTTTAATCCACGCTCTATACATTCTGCTGTTACTTTACCTCCGCAATATTGTGTAAAAGCACCTACAGTACCTTTATTCTTCATTTGTTTTACAGCTCCTTGAATCCATTTCTTTTTAGATCCACTCTTTTTAAATTCAGGTAAACTTTCAGAAGCATAATTTAAAATATCTATAGAATCTGCAATAGGTCCATCGGTTTGAAAGTTTTGTATATTCTGCTGCATGGTTCCTATAAACCCTTGTAAATAACTTGATCCTTCTGGTTTAGAACCTGATCCTTGAGATAGTTGATTAAAAGGCATGTTATTTTCACCACCTGCTTTAAATACTTTTGGTGTACTTCTGCGAGATGTATCAAATGTAAATAAGTCTTTTACTTTATCTGCAACACTATCATATGCCTTATTTATATTATTCCAATCTAAATTACTTTTTAAAGAAACATTTGCATAAGGAAAAATACCTTTACCCTTATTTTCAATGAGCGATCCTCTTACTCCACCTTTAACTCCCAAACTAACACCATCTCTATTTGTAGGATTCCAAAAAAAACCTCCTTCTAATATACCAGGTGTAACAGAAAATCTTTTTTCTGGATCTACATATTTTTCTGATTCACGAGAAGGTTTAGTAAAGTATTGATCTATATTTCTAGCCTCATTTCCATAACCTGCACCTACATAACCTCTCCATTCTCCAGATTTTAAATTAGATTCCCAATCAGGTCTATAACCATAGTTTCCAAAACTACCTTTAAGTAAACCATGCCAACTAGCATTTAATCCACGATTTGGATCATAGCCTGCTCTACCCTGAAACATTGGTTCAATAGTAAATGGAGTTCCAGGAATAGTTTTAGGTTTAGCTTTAAACTGGCCGGTTGCATGCAAACTTGTACCTGTTTGTTTTTCATAAGGTAATCCAGCATGTAAACCTAAAGTTGCCGATTTAAATAAATTTCTAGATAACCCAGGAGAAGAAAAAGTATGTTCTAAACCTAATCCAAATCTTGGATCACCTTCTTGTATACCAGGTTGTCTATGACCACTTACATAATAGTTATAATCTAATGGTTCAACCCTCAATGCAGTTTTACCTTTACTAAACTGAGCTTTAGGTAACTCTTTGTATACACGACATTTCTTTTTCATAAGATGGATTGTATTTATAATATACAAAATTTAATTGTGAAAACCTATAAAGTTTAGAGGTTTAGTCTTCTACAACTACTTTAAAACCTTGGCTTTCTAAATCTTTAATTTCTTGATCAGTTAAATATTCTACTGTGTAATCTTGGACTTCACCTCCTGATTGAAATTTAAATCTACGATTATCATCTTGCGCAGAGCTTTTTGATATAGCTGCTGCTCCTGCTATAGGTAAAACAATTGCTGGTGCTTTATTTAATACTTTAGAAAGAAGATCAAAATTATCTTTTTTATTTTTCATTATATCAAATATTCTTAATGGTATTTCTTTACCTTCACTAAGCTCTTGTTTCATATATTTATTGTAATGAGTTTTTAACATTTTTGGATTTATCTCATCATATAAATCTTTAATAACTCCTCTATCAAGTAAGTCTTGCCTTAGCTCAAGTAAAAAAGGTAGTTTTTCCTGACCTTTAGAACCTTCTTGAAAATATCTTTTACTTCTTCCAAAATATTCAGGTGAAGCCTTAAATTTTGACCATCCTACATCACCCGCACTTAATTCAGTTTGTATATCAGTAAATAGATCATCATCCTTAAGAACTAAATTTTCAAGCTCTTTATCTAAATTAGTCATAGCTCCTTTTTGTAATAGATGACCTATTTCATGCTCTATAATTTGTTTCATATCATCAGGAAGATTATTTTCTCCTAACCCTGCATAATGTTTATTATAAGGCAAGTCGTCCATATAAGCTATTTCCATTTTGCCATTTTTAATTTTAGTTCTTACCCAATCAATAGGTGCTCTTCCACCCATATAAGCATTAGAAGGACCAAATTCATTTACCTTAATTCTTGAATCACGAATACTTTGTTCAATTAATTTAGCTTCATCATCTAATTTTGATATTTCATTCATCCATACATCTCTAGATATTTTACCTTCTTCTACTAAATTATCAAATTGATTTTGCTTAGAAATATTTTTTTCTAATTCTTGCAGTTTATTTAAATATAAAAGATTATCATTATCTAAACCAGCTATAGATTCAACATAATTTTCTGGAGTTATACCCGCTTCTTTCAACCAAGGAGTATCATCAATCATATCTTGCAATCTTTTCTTACCTTCAGGTGTAGACCATTTTTCTACTTTATTTGCTTGAACATCTGATATTGCATCTGATATCATTTCATGAGCTTTTTTATTAGGATTAGACCAATCAATTTTACTACTAAACATATCAGCCACATCTTCTATGTCTACATCAGATGCTTTATACACATCTTCACCGGATCCTTCAAGCTTAGATCTTACACCTAGTTTATTTGATGCTTTCAATTCAGCAGGAGTGCTCATACTTTTAGATAAATTCTTTAAACTTTTAATATTACCTAAAAGAGGTAAGCCTAATAAACCTAATCCGGCCATTTCTGGACTAAACTCTCCTTCATCTTGGTATTGATTATACATTGCCAATCCTGTTGCCCCTGCTAAACCTACAGCAGGAATTAAAGAGTTTACATTAATGTTTCCAAATGCATCAGATCCAGTTAATGGTTTTCCGCTTGTTTTATATTTAAAAATATTTTTTTTATAATTTTTAATAGCATGTGATATTGCATCATGCATAGGTGTACCAGGTTCATGTTGCTTTAAACTTTCTTTTAAATTTTTAAAAGTACCTATTTCATGATCTGTCATATAAATTCTATCTACTTGTGATAATGGAAGATTTTCTGTTAATGGAAAATCATCATCAGGAAAATAATCCTTTAATTGATCACGATTATTTCTTAAAGTCGCTTCTACTTCAAATTTTTCTATAGGTCTTTCTTTCCATGAACCCCAATTTGTAGGATCATATTTAGAAATTGTTTTTTCAGGACTTTGAGCAATTCTTCTCAATTCTTCAATTTCATCTAAAGCTGGTTTTACATTAGGAACATTATTTATTTTATTAAAATTTTTAAGTTTTCCGACACTTTTTATTGCATCTCCTACAGCAAGTGGTGATAGATCTAATGCAGCCCATGCTAAATTTTCTGCACCTTTTCTATAACCTTCTCTTGTTCCTTGAGACATTTGTCTATATGCTTCAGGAAGAGTTCTAGTTGTAGCATCATATACACCATATCCGGTTAATGGATAATTAATTAAAGGATTTGCTAATGCTTCTGGTATAACTGGCGCAGCTGCAGCAAATAAAGGTAAGCTAGCTACACCTAATCCACCTAATGCAAAATTCTTAGCAACTTCTGCAGTACTAATTCCACCTGGATTAAATATTTGTTCTGCTCTTTCTGCATCATAAGCAGCATTAGCACCTTGACCTTTTACAACATTTGCGTCAATATGTTTACCAAATGTTTTATAGAACTCATTATACCTACTTTCTTCAAGTTCACCGGTTTTATATAATCCTCTTAATGTTTCTAATGTCTCAGGATCTTTATATAAATCTGCAACTTTAGTATCTTTAAATTTTTCAGGATTAGCTTTTCTTAAATACTTTAATGCTGCTTTACCTTTTTTGTAATTGATTTTAGTAGCATCAATTGCAGACTTTAGACGATTAGTTTTTTCTTGTAAATTTTCTACACTGCTATCTCCTGCAGCATTTTCATAATTTAGATATGTATCATACCCTTCATTTTTTCTAAGCTTTTTATATTCTTTTTGTAATGTTTTAAGCTTATCCAAAAACATACCTTGTAAAAAGAATTTATTTGATCCTGGATTATATACGTATTGTGTATCTTCTGGAGCTTTTACAACTAGTGGCTCAACATCACCACTAACTTGAAATTTTTCAATCCATTTTTCCCAAGGGTTCATCCCTGTTCTTTTTTTATGAATTGCATATGCATTATTCTTATTTGCTATTTCTTTTTTTCTATAAACAATTCTTGGATTATTTTCATCTTTATATGCAATATCAATTTCTTTGGCTACATAAGTTTTAGTAAGCGGGTTATATTTCCATTTTTCTACATGTTTACCAAATGGAGTTTTAGTTATATAACTTTCTCCTTTTCCTAAAAATCTTTTACGGTATATTTCAGGATATTCAACATTACTACTAACTTGAGCCATTGGTAAGTCACCACCGTATTGCATTTTAAGACCTGTTCTTTCTGCCCAATCACTATATTTTTCGTCTTTCCCTCTTCTGTAAAATTTATTGTTTTTAATAAAATCTTTTGTAGAAACTCCAAACATATTTGCCCATTCATCTAATTGTTGCTGATCTTCTAATTTTGATTTATTTAACAAATCTTTAGAAATTTGTCTAGCTTCTTTTTTAGATTTATCATCCCATATTTGTAAATATTTACTATATCCTTTTTGCATTTTTTTGTCACTAAGAGTAGGCATTCTTTCTCCTGTTTTTGCAAAAATTCTGCTATTATCCAAAGGAGAATATTTTTGTTCAGTAGAACTTTTTCTATATTTATCAAATAATGATTTAACATTACTAGACTTAAAAGATTCTTGGCTTTTAGGACCAACTATATTTTTAAATCTTTTCATATCTCTAAGCTGTCCCATTTTTTCTCTAACCAAAGGTCTAGCTTCTTTTTTAGAAAGATTTAAATCTTGAGTATAATATTTATAAAGATCTTCTTTAGCTAATGGCATTCCTTTTCTCATTATTTTTCTTTGAGAATAAGAATCTATATCATTACGAAAAGGTTGTCTTCCTATTATTTGTCCTGTTGTTGGATCATAAATATTAGCATCTACTGTTTGCCCTTTTCCTCTAACAATTGGATCAAATACAAATCTTGATAAATTCCAAGGATGATCTGATACAATAGGTTCTTGGTAATTGCCCGTACCTGGTAAAAAATAACCTTTACCTGTTTCAGGATCAATGTTTAAATCTCCACCTTCCGGTACAGTTTTAGTCCCAACATCATAATTTTTACCAAAACCATATATTCTTAAATATTCAGATGCAGGTATATTATTACTAACTTGAGCTTTTGGTATACCACCTCCGTATTGACGTTGTAAAATTCCATATTTAGTTTTAGGATCTATTTTGTATTGCCATTTTTGTCTATAATCAAATGGGCCTGCTCCTGTAGATTTAACTGTACTTTCTAAAGTATTAATAAAATTTTTCTGTAGCCACGATTCATTACTATTAGCATCATCTTGCCAAAATCCAAAGTCATCTTTTCTTTCTACATTTATAATATCTCCTATTGTATCTACAGTAGTATAGTTTCTTCCAAAACCATAATCTCTTAATCCATGCAATTGACCAATCCAATCTTCAATAACATGTTCAGGAACATCAGGAAATTGTTCTTGAAGTTTTTTTGACATCTCATTATTCATTCCTGTATATAATGCATCTTGAATAATAGGCATTGCTTTTTTAGGAATAGTTAAAGTATCAGGCAAATATCTTTCATAATCTTTAATTTGAACTGCAGTTGGATCTCCTGAATACGGTTCAAATATATTATTAGGTCTTCTTGTCAAATACATATTGAATAGACTTTGTTCAATAGCACCTGGAGTAGGTCTACCAAACTCATCTACTTCAGTACTATAATCTTGAGCAGTATCTAAATCAAATGCTCTTTTTGCAAAAGAACTCCATTTTTTATCATAACCCGCATTAGTATTTATCCCACTTGATAGATTTTCTAAAAAAGGAGCTAGTATTACTTCAGCTGGATCATTAGGAATTGATCTAGTATTTAACACAGAACTTTCTTCTCTACGTTTAGATTTAAGTCTAGCTTCTTCTCTTCTTAACTCATCTTCAGCTTTTGCTTTTGCAACAGTAGGCCCTAAAGATTTCAAATCTTCTTCTCTTTGTCTTCTTTTTTGAGTATCAGAAAAAAATGCTTGAGCTGCATAATCAGGAACACTTGCACTAACCTGAGCCATTGGAAATTCATCTACATAATCTCCTGGAAAAGAATATTCCCCGCCTGGATACATCATTTGCTGATTGCCAAAGTTATCTATTCCTAATACTGGATAAGGAACTCCAGCCATAGTAATTTGATTACTTGGTATTCTTGTTGGTTGACCAGGATGAGCCCATTGTCCTTTCGGATCATATATCATATCCTTTAGAAAAGGGTTTTGTTTTTTCTTTGCTGAAGACTGGACCTGAAGTTCTTTTCTATTATAGCTCATTATCTAAAAGAATATTGGTTCTTGCTATTAACTAGTTTTAAATTCATATGTTTATTTCCTGATACACGGCGTATAAGTTTAATATTACTTAAATAATGTCTAAACTTTTTACGTTGATGTTCAGGTTTAAAATAATCTAAATAGTTTGGATTTAAAGTTTTTATATAACCATTAGGAGATGTTTCCCACATTTGTCTTGTAAATCCTGTAAACTCTCCTCTGTCATCTGTTACATCCCAAAATTGATTAAATCTATACTTATGTTCTTCTTTAGAATATAGAATATCTATTCCATTTGCTGTAACATTAGGATAGTTTAGTATGGCCGGCGCATTATTTTTAGGCTTAAGATTTAACCTAAGTTCACCAGAAACTTGTTCTGTATTATAAATAACAGCACGATCAAAATTAAAATCAAGTACATGATGTCTATCCACACCTTCTTCATCCCACTCATACACCTCCATTATATATTCTATACTTCGTAAAGTATTTACAACTTGTCCTGTAGGTGTAACCATATCTACTTCAAACGGATAATTAATGTTATAGAAATTACAATAACTATCAGATCTATCATTATGAATCCAAAGTCCTGTATTTTTAATACTAATGTGATTATTCTTTCCAGCCATTAATAAATCAGGATGCCAATCATGAAATGATACCCAAGCTTTAACTTTAGGATCATAAGATACTGTCCAAGATGCATTATCAAAATATCTTTCATCTCCAATTTCAAATGTTCCAAGTACATCTTGCATTGTAAAATTTCCACTTCTTTCTCTATATTGAACTAATCCTTGATATTCTTTTTTAAGTTTATAATCTTTTTTAGTAAAATAAAGAATTCCATTATTAGAATTGTAAATAGATTGGCAACCTACACCAACCACAGGATTATCTAATAAATTATAATTAGGGAAATCTTCAAGAATTTTATATGGTAAAAATTCCTCAAACCACCACTTAAGCCCGTTCTGTGAGATCTCTGTCAAACCTTGTGCATACTCAAATATCTTTCCCTGATTTTGACATATCCAATAAAGACCTGCCGGGGTATTAATAACGGATAGTCTATTTTGACAAGATCCATATTCATAAGGTTGATCAGCATTTACAAGATTTTGAAGCGGTTGACTAAATAATCCTCCATCACCTATTGTAATTTTAGTACCTGCATCTGTTTGCAATGTATCAACTCCAGGAACTTCAACAGGCGCTTCATTTTCAAATAGTATAAATGCACCATTCTTACCTATAGCTTTAATAGCAGTTACTTTACTTGTAAAGTCTTTATAGTTATTTATCAAGTAGCTTTTCCAATAGTCTTGTCTTAACTCTCTATTTTGAGGCAATGAGTATATAACTCTATTTGGCCAATAAGAGTAGCATGTTTCTGCAATCTCTGGATCATAGTTTCTGTACTGTACTCTGGCCCAGCTTGCAAAATTTTGATATAATCTACTAACGCTTAAAGAGTAATCATACTTATAGAAGTTAATATCTGTAATTCTATCAGATCTAAATAAATTTCTAAGATCAGAATACTGATATGGATCGTAATGTCTTTGATTATCAAAATCACCCCAGTCTCTATACTCAACGTTTACTTCTGATTCTACAAAGAAATCTTTTACGCCTGAATTAAATAGATAGAAATATCTATTCTTAACTCCATAAAATGGTACTACTGTTTGAAGTATATCATCTCCAAAAGATGATAAGTTATTTAAAAGTCCACTATTTGATGGATTATAAGCATCAAAATTATGATAATCAGAAGGAAAACTACCAGTACCAGTTAGTTGTGTATTATTTTGATTATTAAAAGGATTACTAAATACATCTTGAATAGTATTTGAAATTTGATCTAATGCACCTTGTATAAAATCATTTACATCAAACTTATTACTATTTACCCAATAAGTTGGGTAAGGAAACATTTTACGTTCTAAATAATTATACTCATAATCATTAGGTTGTGTACTTAACCAATCATTAAAATAAAAGAATGTATTTTTTTCTGTATATCTTCCAATATAAATATCTCCTCCAAATATAATATCAGATGTTGCACCTGCAGGGTTATCTCCATCTGTTTCAAAATACTGAATACAAGAAGATGTAGGTACTTGAACTATACCATCAATTTGCCCATATTGATTTCTTATTCTTTGTTTTAAACCTGCATAATGTGAAGATGCTCTACATGGATCTCCATTAGAATATTGATCATACTCATCTCCAACATCAGTTTCATTAGAATATGTTCCAAATGCTTCAGTAAAAGTTAATCTACTTGTATCTTCTACACTACTGTTAACAGCTCCAGGTGTTAATACATTTCCTGAAGTAAATGGTGCACCACTAAAAAGTTGAGTTCTTAAAGCAACAGCTTTAGATCTATAAACATTATTTACTAATCTATCGCCAAACTGTTCTATTTTATCTCCTAAATATGCCGCATTTTGTATTTCATATCTTGCATTATTATATGCGTTATCTGCTAATGTTTGATCATATAAACAATGAGATTGATTTTGAAGTGCATACTGTCTCGCTCTTGTAAATGCATACAGTAGTTCTAAAGTTGCATTTGTAGCTTCCATCCATTTTGTAAGAAAAATAGGTATAGAATTACCTGCTTGTAACCAAGTAGGTATACCTGTAACACCTTGAGGATAAAATTCATCTATAAGAGTAGCAGTTTGACCTATTCTAGTCATTGCAGCAACAAGTGAAGTATTTAGTGCTTGTGCATCAGTTTGTTGATCATTTGCATTTCCTGAAATAATAGCCCATATATTTGAAAAATTTACTTCATCATC